AGAACCGGAATTCTAATTCAGTTGTATTCCTATGAAAAATACTACTGAATCATTTTTTTGTTGTATTTCATGTATCCCTCTGTAAGGCGTTTTTGAAAACTTGTTTTAACATCCCTACAGGAGGGTTTGTTGTATTTCATGTATCCCTCTGTAAGGCGTTTTGAAAACTTGTTTTAACATCCCTACAGGAGTGTTTGTTGTATTTCATTTATCCCTCTGTAAGGCGTTTTGAAAACTTGTTTAAATATCCCTACAGGAGTGTTTGTTGTATTTCATTTATCCCTCTGTAAGGCGTTTTGAAAACTTGTTTAAATATCCCTACAGGAGTGTTTGTTGTATTTCATTTATCCCTCTGTAAGGCGTTTTCTAAATCATTTTGTTTACATTTTCTTGCGTGCCAACTTGATGAATTTCTTGTAGGCGGACTTGACTTTGCGGGTATGGCGTTTGAACGCGGCCAGTTGTTTCTTTGTTCTCTTTTTTCCGCCCATCATCCCATGATGGGGAGGTACATTGGTGGTACCAGAGCCGGTGTAAGAGCCTGCATTCAAGACGGAAGAATTCATTTATACTCTTGGTGTAGAAAAAAAAGATACTATATATTTTTTTATAGTTTTGTCTATAGTAATCTTTTCTTTTTACAACGATTCTTTTCTTACAACCATTCGACGATTTCGCTAAATTTGGCAATATAGAGTGTTCCAGAGGGGTCGGAACAAACGCGACAATGAATCGTGGTACTGATGCTACAGGGGGGTGTTTGTCGTGGTTTGTCGACAATTTGTGGATTGTGGCACAATTGAATATTGAAATGGCGTCCGGCTTCGGTGGTATGAATTTCTTTGATGATATGTACAATATTGTAATCATGTGTCATTCTTTCGCGAAACAATCCGCCCTGAGCATAAGTATCCAACAGGAGGGTTTGAATGGTTTTTTTTTCTTGGAGTGTCCAGACCGTGCGTCGGTTAAAGGACATGTTTAATTCATAGGGGTACAGGGGAGGCGTCATGGCCCGTTCCCATACATCTGTTTCTTCTTGTTGTTGCAATGCAATCATTTATTCCTTTCTTTTGACAACTTTGTTCCATTGTCAAAAGAAATCAATTTTATTTCGAGGTCAACAATTGTAGGTCAGGAAACAATCGGAAATCAATCTGCGTAGCCACTTTGGCACCTTCCGACGCATAAATGTAAAATACCTCGACCAACTCCTCCTTCAATGCCTTGTGACTCGTTACACTACCACCCACCTTTTCTTTTTCTTTTTCTTTTTCTTCCTTGGCCTTTTTTTCTTCTTCTTCCTTTTCTTTTTGTTGCTTTTCTTTTTCTTCCTTGACCTTTTTTTCTTCTTCTTGCTTTTCTTTTTCTTGCTTTTCTTTTTCTTCCTTGGCCTTTTCTTCTTCTTCTTTTTGTTGCTTTTCTTTTTCTTCTTTGGCTTTTTTTTCTTCTAGTTGCTTTGCTTTTGCTTCTTCTTTTGAACGTTTGATGCTACTAAATTGTTGTGATTCGGGAACAATATCAGACATATCGAAATGATTGACGTCGACGAGTGTCGAAGGAGTGATGGATTTGACCAGTCCAGAGAGTGTTTCGGAGACGGTTTGGTAGACATTGTCTTTTGATTTCAAGTAGCTGTATTTCTGTAAAATGTCGAGTCGGTTTTCCGAGGCATTCAAAATGCCATTTTTCATGAACCATTGTTCTTCGGCGTCTTGTTCTTCTTTTTTCTTTTGTTGCATAGTACGACCTTGTGTCGTCTCTGATACTTCCAACATATGTTCGTTGCCCTTTTGTTTCTGCATGGCTTCTTCGAATTCCGTACCCGTCATAAACCCCGACAATCCATATCCACCCTTGTCGCTGCAATTGAAATACTGGATTTTAATTCGCATCGCCGGCAAATGGGGGTCCTGCGCAAATTTCGAACCCAAACTCGACGGACGCAACTCATCCACCGTCTCATGCAAGGACCCCACATACTTTTTCACACCCTCCTGTAAGGTAGTGGTAGCTGGTTCTTCAGGGGGAAACAAATCATCTTTCATAATGACGGGTGGTAGACTATTTGGGTCCGAAATGGGTGGTTCTTTTTCTTTTTCTTTATCTTCTGTTTGTTGTTGGTCTGACAATTGTTGGTCCAAGAATTGTTGCAAACGTTGGTTTTCTTCTTCGAGTTTTTGGTTGATGGCTTCCAACTTTTCGACAAGGGCCTGTGAACCTTTGTTTTCTTCTATGGCGGCCTTGTTTTGTTCGATGATGTATAAATTGGTTTCGATACTCTGACGAGTTGGATTCACCGTTTCCACCACAAAGGGTTGCTTGTTCAACGTCGCCTGTTTGGAATGCACCGGTACCTGCGCCAACTGTTTCGAATCTGACAACCGAACCGAGACAATCTTTTTCGTATCGTCCACCTGCGGCTCGTATCCATTCTTTACCCTCTCAATCAACGGCCCCAACACCTTGTAAATCCAACCCGCCGTAAAACTAAAGGCATTCCCAGCACCTCCCTTTTGCATCATGACACCTTCTTCCTCCTGTTCTGTCACCAACGTTTTTTCATACAAGGGAACGTCGCCAGAATCAACATGCACAATGCAGCCCAACCTACGAAAATAATCATCGGTAAAAATGAATTTGACATCTTTGTGAATAGGTTCCACCGTAAAGACAACATACTGTTTGTCTACCTCTTTTTCCAATTCCCAACGAATCATCTTACCAATCACTCGGATTTTTTTTTCGTCTTCTTTCATTTGTTGTTTTCGACATATTCCGACCATTCTTCAATGACATCGTGACCAATGTCTGGCAACACCAAATGCGCCTCCCAGAAATATCGACAATACGCCCATTGAAAATCTCTCACCCTGTCCACATACAAATGTCCATACGAATTGGACAACCGGTCCACCAACGCCTTACAGGGAAGTAGGTGATGATGTTGCTTCGGCAACACATACGCTAACTGGACCCATGGATGCACCGCTTTCGTCATCGTTTTCTGGATGTCCACTGCTTTTCTTTTCTCTCTTGTCAAATCGGACAACAGGGGTGCATACGAGTAGGGATATCTCCATCGCCAATCGGTACATCCCTTGGTATAATAGTCCCACACCCATTGTAGCCCGTCTAGGTACTCCTGACAGAGGGTATTGATATTGGTTTGAGTGGGAAAGAGGACGTGGTAGTACCTATTTTGCCAGCCGGGGGTTCTGCCTGCGTCGATGTATTCTTCTTCGCCTCGGAAAACAAGGGGTGCTTGGTCCATGACTTGGACAGGGTCCTTCCAGTCGACGCCTTTCCACATACTTTTGACCATTTTGTCTCGTGTTTCCTTTTCCATTCGAAACCATACCGGCTCCTGCTTCGCACACGCCTCTATCCAACGTCCGAGGTGCGTCCAGTTGATGCGGCCCTCGACGTCAATCAAGGACATACCTCTGGGAAACCGTCGACATACCTCTGCATACATGTCCCACAAGGCATGCATACCATGTGTTCGAATATTCAAGGCCGGAAAATGCGGCAAAAAATCATTGCCCAAAAAGAAACAAAGAAACACATAATCGTCCATGGAAACCGCCGAATTTTCTTGCTGCAAACATCGCGACAACATATTGACATCGAGATGCAAACAGGATTTGTCGTCGTTGTCAACTTCTTTATCCTCTTTTTTCTTGCCGAAATGGGGCGCCTCGCGGAAAATCCAACACTGACGTGTCGACGGCAACCATTTCAAATGCAACAGCGACAACATAATTAAATCGGCATCCAACCCATAAATCACCACATCTCCTCTTTTTACATTATCATCACTACCTACCCCTGTAAGGTTTTGTAGGCCTTGACTACGCAAGTGCGCAAACAGTTTGTGTTCGCCTTCGCCTGGTTCTTGCGCGGTGGAAACCAAGAGTTGCAAAGTGGAGGGCATTGTACTTCGCCACTCGGCAAACGCATTTTGCAAATCATTGGCTAAATCACACATGAATTGTGTACCTGGCGTAATCGCGTTTGTGTTCCATACAGAAGGGATGTTTGTGTCTGTGTTTGTGTCTGTGTTCGTGTCTGTGTTTGTATTTGTTACCAAGGAACGAGTACGCCGTGTTCGTTGTTGGTCCATTTTCGCTAGGGGTGCCACGCCATCAAACGCTGCCAAAACACACTCTGTAGGACGTGCATAATCGATGTAATGGCGGATGCGTTCCAACACACGACGGCGCAAAAGAGCTTCGGAAAAGGAATCAATCGTCTTATTTTCCAATTCTTTCTTTTTTTCCAATTCTTTACAGAGGGAATGGAAGCAGTCATAGACAATGGAATTGCTGTCGATGTATAGGTAACCTACATGAGCAGGCACCGCCTTTTGTAACATTTTGGGATGATTTTTGATGAGGTACCGGAAATAAAACGGTATGCCCATCTCTCTACTCGTCTTTGAGCTCTTGTTTCTAAACCCATTTTGTGTGTTTTTTGAAGAGGCCTTACAGGGGGTTGTGTGAAATATGGTAGGTTATAGTATAGGAGTTTTTTCACAAAGAAATATTTTTTCATCATTATGACGACGACGACGACGATACCTTGGAAAAGGCTGCGTGAGATTGTTGAAAACACGTCGGTTTCTCTTTTGGAATACAAAGAGCAAGGACTGATGGAACCATCCTCTGCGGCTCACGTGATGCGTCAGTGGGAAGACTTGCATCATGCCATGCAGTCAGAACAGGCCGACGCGGTCGAATGCGTTTGGTCTTTTGTACAAAAATACGGAACAAGATATCTAGAGGATGTGTTGTATTTGCAAAAACTGCGTTTTTCGATGTCTGGCACAATTGTTTCTGAATCCGACAAACAGCGAATTCTGTTTCGTTATTTTCGGCCTTTTTATTGTAAAATTGTTCCTGCGCTCCAATTGCATCGTGACTTTACAAAGGGAGTGACCTTTGATTGTATTCCCCCTGAAATCAAACAAATCGACTTGTTCAGATTGCAAGGTATGCGTTTGGTCCTTCCTTGTCATATGAAAGACAAACGCCTCTTGGTATACGGCGTTTTCGACAACGTTCTTGTTTCGTCCTTGCCTTGCCAAACATCGGACCATTGCTTGTACACTATACGACAAACCATGATGGAACAAGCCGACGCCGAAGGCGTCTCCATATCTGTCATGGACCATTTGTTAGAGGGATTTCATTTGTCCGACTGGTTTTTGTTTTCGCTGCAGCCATCTTTTTCTACAATACAGCAATTTGATGCCAACGAGGTGACGGGACAACATCCTGTTCCTGTTGTTCCTACAACAACTGGAACGAAAACAATGTGGCAAGACTTGTTGAACAAGGTCGAAGCCATGGAACAATTTGTTTTGAAAAACAAAATGGAGACGATTGTCACCAAATTCAACGAATGTTCGTCGTTGGACAAAATACAATTCATTCGCTTCCTTCTACTCAGTCACAACAAACAAGTACACTATTGTACATACATGTTGTATGACCTGCTCACCTTTTCACATGTCACGTCGTCAAATGAATCAATGTCTGCGGCCACGGAATTCCGCCATGGATTGTTTCGAGCTTTGCCATGGAAACTAAAAACGAAATTGATGCATTCGATTTCTCATTCTGGAGGACACCTGTTGGAGCAATGCACCATCCACAACGAAATGAACAAACTAACTCTTGAACAACAAGTGTACTTGATGCGTGTTCCAGACAAAGTCAAGGAAAAAGCACTCGTCAAACTCAAAGACATCAAATCCAAATCCGAGGAAATGACCGGCAAATCACGTCAATACCTCGAAGCCCTCCTTCGTATCCCCTTTGGCGAATACCGTCAAGAACCCCTTCTTCAACTCGTTCCACGTATCAAAGATTCCTTTCAACGCTTTTTTCCTCACCCACCCTGTCAGGATTTATCGACCCTGCGTATCGAACTGCAAAAACAACGCCATGAACTCGCATTACAACGCAGCCAAGCCGCCTTTTGGTCCACTTTTTCCGTCGCCTCGCTGCGAAAAAACGCCCCCTTGGCTGTACGCAAAAAAAACGAACTGCATCAATGGTACGCCACGCAATTCACCAAAGGAGATGAATTCTATCCATCGACACCTCCAGAAGACATTCTATGGAACCAAACAGGAGACATTATGAAACGTCTCGACCAGGTCAAAACACAATTGCAACAAATTCACGACACACTGGATGCTTCCGTGTATGGTCACAAAGAGGCCAAACGTAAATTGGTGCAAGTCATCGGCAGCTGGCTATCAAATCCCCAGAGGAAGCAAACGGGCTACGCCCTGGGGTTCGAAGGGGAGCCGGGCATTGGGAAGACGTCGTTGGCCAACATGGGACTTTCCAAGTGTTTGCAGGACGAACATGGTGTGCCACGTCCGTTTCATATCATTGCGTTGGGCGGGTCTTGTAATTCATCTACTCTTGAGGGTCACAATTACACGTATAGCAATTCTACGTGGGGGCGTATTGTGGACATTTTGATGGAAAGCAAGTGCATGAATCCGATTATTTACATTGACGAACTAGACAAGGTGAGCAAAACGGAAAACGGTAAAGAAATCATTGGATTGTTGATTCATATCATCGACAGTTCGACCAATGCCGGATTCCAAGACAAGTATTTCAGCGGCATCGACATTGATTTGTCACAAGTCCTCTTTGTTTTTAGTTACAACAAAGCAGAAGACATTGATAAAATCCTATTGGACCGCATCCATCGTATCCCCTTTGATACCCTGTCACAACCCGACAAATTAGTCATCATACGCCAACATATTGTCCCCTCCTTGGAGAAATCTTTGGGTATACTACCAGGCACCGTCGTGGTCGATGATGCCACATTGGAACACTTGGTCGATTCATACACCTCCGAAGCCGGCATACGCAAAACCAAACAACTCCTCTTTGACATTTATTCGCAAATCAACCTGCAACTCTTGCATGGAGAAGTGGAACCACCCATCGTATTGACACAAACCTTGTTGGAAAAAGATTACTTGACACACCAACAAAAAGTTGTGTACGACGTCATCCATACACAATCCTCTGTAGGAGTCATGAATGCACTGTATGCCACACAAAATGGACAGGGCGGCATCATCAAAATCGAGGCGCAAATGTATCCGACAAATACATTGCTGGAAATGAAATTGACCGGCTCCTTGGGCAAAGTCTTTACGGAAAGTATGGAGATTTGCAAGAATGTGGCATGGAATCTGCTGGCTCACGACGTACAACAGACATGGTTAGAACGTTTTGTCACCACCAAACGTCAAGGCATACATGTCCATTTCGGCGATTGCAACACACCCAAAGAAGGGGCTTCCGCTTCCTTGGCATCGGCACTCACACTGTATTCCCTGTTGGTAGAAAAACCTTTGCGCAATGATATGGCGATGACAGGAGAGACGAATTTGTCGGGAGAAGCCAAACGTGTTGGAGGCATTTCGGCCAAATTGTTGGGGGGCATACGCGCAGGTATCCAACTGTTTTTTTATCCAGAAGAGAACCAACAAGATGTGGACGACTTTTTCACAAAAAATACGACCTTGTCAAAAGATTGTCAATTCTTTGCAGTGAAAAATCTAGTTGATGTCATACACCACCCTGTAGGGATTTTTAAAATTTCGTTTTAGTAATATATTATTATTATGTTGTCATAATCTAAGGAAATATGGTAATCAAAACCAAACAAAAAAAAGAAAGAAGACTGAGTAAAAAAAGAAGACAAAGCAAGAAAAAAAAAGGAGGCTTCTTATCATCATTCATACCAAAAAATACTAATTCGTATATTTCATCAATGACGGGCCCTCTTCGTGTTTCCATGACAGGTCCTCATCCTGTTACCGAAAATGTTTTTCCTGCTTTGATTTCTCCTCATCCTGATTCTGTATCTCTAGACAATCATAATTTTGAAACATATTCAAAGTCCTTTTTTGATATGATAATAAACGATAAAAATCAATTCGTTGAATTTTTTCAAGAAAAAGGTAAAAAATTATACGAGTCTCTCTTTCTTTACAATGAAGATGGTACACAAAAATCTCATTTCAATCTCAGGAGAAGTATTTTAAATGAAAAAATTCAACCAGAAGATATTAAAAGTTTGTTAGATGATAAAAATACATTTGAATATCTTCAACGCAAAATGAAATCAATCCTCATGCTCTCTTATTCATTAAAAAATAATCCTTCCTTTCGTAGTCTTACAAAAGTTCCATCCACTTTTCCTACAAATTTTCCATCCACTTTTCCTACAAAAGTTCCATCCACTTTTCCTACAAATTTTCCATCCACTTTTCCTACAAAAGTTCCATCCACTTTTCCTACAAAAGTTCCATCCACTTTTCCAATCAAAAGTGAAAACGAAAATGAAGTGGAGAATTTGTTGAAGTATGGTGTTCCGATAATTATTGTTTGTTATTGCATTTTTATTTATTATTGGTTGGATAAATGCGTAAATGGAGATAGAGAAAGAAGAAGAAGAGTAAGTACTAATGAACCACCATCACAAATAAATCAACCAATACAAGAAAGAGTAAGTACACAAATAAATCAACCAATACAAGAAAGAGTACCTATTAATGAAAAAAATATTCGAACTACAAGTGTTTTTAATGATTTATTAAATAATACACCGTGGGAGGATGAGTCTGAGGATGAGGATGAGTCTGAGGATGAGAAGAAGGAGAATTGCAAATATATATTCATTGACGAGGAAGACGAAGACCCTGTATTATTCAAAGACCCTGTATTATTTTTACCCATTCTAATGAAAGATGTGTATATAACTACTGGTAAAAACATATATGATAAATTAGGTGTATATATATATATAGTACTAAGTATTTTAAAGCAAAGAGAATTACATCATTTTCCAAATAATGAATTAACTATTAGTAAAGAGCAAATGCATGTTTTAATAGAACAACTTAAACCAAAAAGATATCTACCTGAAGTACTTAAAAAATGGAGTAAGAAAAAAGTAAGTAAGAAATACATTGAAGAAACAAAAATAAAACAAACCGTATTAGATAATTACAAAGAGAGATTAAAAACAGCTATTTTGCATTTAGAAGTAGACCAAACTTTAGAATCAGCACTATATGACCAAAAAGTTAAAATTTTTAGTTATCTTGTGGTTTTATGGACCGACATAGAAACAATTGAAAAGGAATTATTGGACGACATAGAAACAATTGAACAAAAATATTTTATCATATGAATAGTTAGACGGTGATACAAACCATACAGGGATAAATATAAATATAGGACAATGAACGAATAAATATAGGATGACTATTATCGAAAACAATTTAATTTCATGTGTCAAGATAGGAATGGTACGTGTGTATCATGTCGACAAGAAAATAAGCGATGCCGACATGAAACAATATGTAAACCGTGTTGTCAGCCCCGGTATGATTCATTTGATACTCGACGAAGACGCCGATGTGTACACCCAACAGGGGGATTTGTTGCTCCGCTTTCGAAAAAATATTTTGCCTCGTCTCCATGTGCGTCAGTTTTACGACAACGTCATGCCGTTTGCCAAGACGCGTGGCACCTCGAACCGTGGTTCCACCACCGGTTCCACCCACAAAAATATAAAGGCCAACCCGGTCGTGCACAGCAATATCATGGGTTATTTTGACCGTTGGTCGCCCCAACACAAGTATTTGTTTCGCACGCAAAAGAAGCAGAGGCCGGTCGAGGTGCGTGAAACCTTGTTTACGGCACAGTACCCGGAAAAATTCGCCAAGATGGTACCCTTGGTAGAAGACGTCAACAAATTCTACCGTCGATTCATTCCCGACGCCTACGCCAAACAAATCCGCAAAGCCAAAGAAACCCACTTCCGCATCGGCCAAACCGCCTTCACCACCTTGACCACCAACGTCAACTTCCAAACCATGATACACAAAGACACCGGCGACGACGCCGAAGGATTCGGCAACCTCGTCGTCATTGAAAATGGCGAATACCAAGGCGGCGAAACATGCTTCCCACAATACGGCATCGGCGTCAATGTACGCAGCGGAGACGTCCTGTTCATGGACGTACATCAATGGCACGGCAACTTGCCACTACGCAATCAAGAACCTGGAAGCATTCGTCTTTCCCTCGTATGCTATTTACGCACCAATATATGGAAAAGGACACGCAATCGGTCACGGCAGTTCTTTCAACGTCATAATCGCACCGTTCGACAACTTCGACAACAACATGGCGAGTAATAAAAAAAACATTGTGGATACATTCATATACCCCTCTGTAAGGCATTTTTTGATTGTTTTTTATTGACTGTTGGATACATTCATACACCCCTCTGTAAGGCGTTTTTTGATTGTTTTTTATTGACTGTTGGATACATTCATACACCCCTCTGTAAGGCGTTTTTTGATTGTTTTTTGATTGTTTTATTTGTATGTAGGTTATTTGCGTATCATGAACCGCAATAGGGGTACTACTTCACAGTCGTCGCAGCCCACAGTTTTGCAGCCATCTTCGTTGCATTCGCAATCGCATCCTGGTTGAGACTGAATATGCAGGATGCGTTTCCACCAGCGCCACCAGAGTTGGCATTCAATGTGAAACCGGCGTTTGAACAGGGTCCATGGCGTTGTTTTCCGTGGCAACGGTACAAATGCGTTTCCTTGTATGCCACAATACCCCTCTTGGGTTCGTGCTATGACTGCGTCCATGAATTCGATACGGCCAGTCACGATATGTTGTGTCCCGTATTTTGTACAACGTCCGAGGGAGGCGGTGGACGATGTGGTGGGAGGGGCTCGGTAAAAGAGACAATGTCGGCAGGTTGGCATGTCGGCAAACTTGATAATCATTTGGTGTTTCTTGGCTGTTTGCAAGCAGCAGCAGCAGGATAGCAAAAAGAAGAAAAGGAAATACAACATAATTTGTAGTATTTCATTTTTGAACCTTTTATTTTCAATTTTCAAATAGCAGATAGAGAAAGGCCTTACAGGGGTGGTTTGTGGTTTTGAAACGCAGGATATTGTACAGATAGAGAAAGGCCTTACAGGGGTGGTTTGTGTTTGCGTGTCAATCGAACTTCATCCATTCCGTTTTTGCGTTGGAATCGGGTCACTACGTCGGGATATGTCCTTTGTAGGTAAGCAGCAGCTTGTTTGTTTGTTTTTCGACGTTGTGGGCCCAATCCGCCGGGTCCGAGAAACCGTGTTTTGAGGGCCACGTCGTTGAACCGCAAGACACCACCATCCTTGCGGAAATACAAGAGGGATTGCTCGTAGTCCTCTTTGCCCTCGGCCTTGGGCGATACATCCAAATCGTCGTCATGCCTCACTATATAACCATGCAACGCCCCAATCACAAAGGACAAATCCGTGGAGACGCCAGGACGCATGAAAAAAGGATTCCTCACCGGATATACGCCCCATAGTTTCAAGTTCTTTTGCTGCAGGTTACGAAAGGTTTGTAGGAAGAAGGGGTGTAGGTTTCGAAGGCGTCGGAGTTGGTGGTCATTGACACGGCGATAGACGCCTTCGATATCATCGTCGATGGACACGACATGATGCCCTACAGGGAAATAGTGGCGAATGAAGTTGCGTTGGTTGGCGATGCCGGGTTGGCCGACGATGATTTGGTGATAGAGGTGGGGGGCTATGGCTTTTTCGTAGGCGGCTTTTTCTTCGGGGGTGGCGACAAAGAGATAAATGACGCCGGCAGGCACATGACCCTCCTGTAGGGTTTTCAAAGACTTGCGCGCCAACTGGTCGGAACGATGGTACGTGGGAATGGCGACGACATAGGTCATTATCAATTTATTATCCTATTATATGTAATGACATCTTCTAATAAAGAACTTCATATAAATAATTTTATAAATTACAATGAAATTCCATCGGATTATATTCCTGAAATTCCATCGGATGAAATTGTAATCGATTTTCGATTTGTTAAACGAATAAAGAGAAAGACGAGGACGAGGGAAGAAAAGGAATACGAATACAAAATAAAGATGATAATGTCTTCATTATCTCGGAATGTTACAGTATTTTTAGAATTTCAACCATTATTCAAAATATTGAAAATTATTAATCGTGATGATGGTCAAGAATATTTTTTGACATGTAGAAAGAAAAAAAAAGAAGGAAGTGAAAAAGCCATTTTTGGATATTTGGAAAATACAATTGTGAGAAAAATGATTAAAACAAAAAACAATACTGATTTGCAATTTTCTAAAAGGGCAATCGAAACCCATTTCAGCTTTCTCCAAGGGTTTCAGGATAATTGTATTGCTCCTAATGATGAAACTACTACATACACTCATGATGAAACTTGTCCACAAGATATTGAACATTCATTCAAATTAAGAGAAAAAATTTTCAATAATATTGTTTATGTTTATAGAATTATAAAAATAGAAATAAATGAAATATTCATAATTTATACAATTGAAATAAATACTGGTAAAACAATAATATTTAATGGTACACAAGAAAGTAATCACCCTTACACACCTAAACTTATATTAAGAGCAAATGGTAAGGAATATGGACAACCTTATACTATAAACTTTTTTGAAGGTAAAGGTGTAAAAAGTTATTTATTCCATTCTCCTTTTGATATACGAAATGATGATAAAATATTAAATTTAGATTCTGATTTAGATTCTGATTCTGATTCTGATTCTGTTTCTGATTCTGATAATACAAAAAAAAAAAATTCTGGGGGTAAAAAATATACACGAAAACGAGTTTGTAGCAATAAATTAAAACAAAGTTATAAAAAAAATATCAAAAAATCGAAACGCAAAAAATAAATATTTCTTACACAATAAATAATGTTGCGGTACTACCTTTTTTTTGGTCGGAAAGAAGAATAGAGAACATTAGGTCATTTACAATTTATTTATTATTATACATATATAATGATATCACAAAATCGAATACCATTATTATTTAGAGATGTAGTAAAAGGTAAAGAATTTGAATTTTTTTTTACAGCATTTCTTCGTCGTAAAAATGAAGAAACAATAACGAAAAAAATAGAAAGAATAATGAAATGTAAAATTACAAAAATTATTTTATTTAATAAAAATAAAAATAAAGAATATAAAATTGTGAAATGTACTATCACACATATAGACGGAAAACAAAAAGAACCAAATCAATTTGATAAGTTGGATGGAAAATCGACAGTAGTAATAAATAATAATAATGGAAAAGCTTCTATAGATTATTTTCAATGGTATACAGTTGATGATAACAAAATATTAAGTATACCATTCTATAAAAAAGAAAAATGGACAAAAAAAAATGAAGACAAATATTTTTATACTTCACCCTCTCTTTTTAATCCTTCCCATATGAATTATCAACAGTATACAGATTTTCTCAATCGTATTGATGATGATAATATTTTCAAGAAAGGAGTTGCAAAAATACCTTTATTTTTTGGTCGTGGAGTTATTGATGCTATCCAAATGACGACAGGAAAAAAAGTAGATTTTGAATTTGGTAGGGACCTACGTTATCTTCGTAAAAAAGGTTTTTATGACTATTATGACTCTTACCAACAACAAGAAAATAATAATTTTGTTTATGTTTATAACATACCTTATGAAATTTGTGATTTGTATGAAGTCATACCAATTCCTGAACCAGTTAAAAGTCCTGAATCTTTGGTTGGTATAGATTCTTCTGAAATAATACATCCTGATTCTCAACCTGATTCTCAACCTGATTCTCAACCTGATTCTGATTCTGAATCTGAATCTGAATCTCAATCTGATTCTCAATCTGAATCTTTTTCTACAAGATTGTTGTCTCCCAAAATAAAATCATCATCATCCGGAGGTAAACGAAAACAAAGTTATAACAAACGAAGTTATAACAAACAAAGTTATAAAAAACGCAAGAATAAATCAAAACGCAATAACAAATCAAAACGCAAAAAATAAATGTTTATTTACAATGTACATGTACATTTTATACAAATAATAAACATTTATGAAAATCAATTGAAAATTTCTTGTCCGGTGGTGCGTGGTACTACCCGTGTCTTTTCTTCCCATCCTTCTGGTTTCACTTTGGTCTTGCAGGTGAGAATCACTTGGCCTTGTTTCCAGCCGTATTCAGGCATGTCTTCATCCACGTACCACAGATTGACTTGGTCACCCTTGGTACTGACGCCTGCGCTGCTACCAATACTGCTTGGTTTGTGTTCATCGATGGCTTCTCGAATTTTAGAGGGTACTTTTTGGTAGGTTTTGTTTTCGGAGGAGAGATGTCGTAATCCGCCTGTTTTGCTGGCATCGAGAATAGAGAGGACGGCTTGGCGCTGAGCTTGGCTGTTGTGGCAGACAAAATTGTCGGGATACGATTGGAGGGCTTCCATGAATTGTGTACGAATGAGTTGGCACAATTGTTTGTCATTTTTTTGTAAAGGCACAGGAACAGCGAGAGTGATGGGAATGATGTCAAACAAATGACTGACAGGTTTGGGTTTGGGGATGTAGGTGGATTTCATGTTCATCGCCTTGTAGGGAATAATATCGTTGTCATCAGACATGGCAATGAAACGTTCGATTTCTCCCGAGGTAAGAAACTGATTATCGAAATAGAACTGGATACGGTCGTTGGTATGGTAGCCACAGCAGCGTCCGAGGAGACTTTGCATGAGGGTGTCTGTTTTGGAGCCATGGGACGACTCGAGGCAAAAGAGGATATGGTCTTTGACGATGCGTTCACCCATACGGAGCATGCCTTTGATAAAGATGATGGTGGGCCTTACAGGGAGGGTGCGAAGGATGTCGTTGATGTGTTTGTTTCTGGTGTGGTTGGCGTCGTAGTGGACAATATCGTAACCGGTGTTTCGGAGATATGTTTGAGCATCGTTTTTGAATTTCTCGGAGATGCGTACGATACCGTAGCCTGTATTGTTGTTAACGCGGGTTTTGGCGATGGCGTTTTGGAAGCCATGTTCCCATGTGTCGTAGCCGTGAATGTTGCCTTGTTCGAGATAGTTTTGGACACTTTGGTAACCGGCGCCGGGGAGCATGCGAACAACGAATTTGCGTTGGCGTTGGTGAAAGAGGTCGCTCAGTTCAGAGACGGGAGTAGCAGAGACGGACAAGTAGTAAATGTTGTTTTTGTGAAGAATGCCTGGACTCCCATTGGCAGAGACGCCACGTTTTTCGAGGAATTTACTGGGTCGGTTGTTTTTGGACTGGGCATAATGCGATTCGTCGTGAACAATCAGACGGTTCTCGTAGGGACCTTCTTCTGTTGCCTTTGTCATTTCGACACCAAAGAGGACGCGAATACGTGATTTGATGTCTTTGATGATATCCTGGACTCTGTCGAGAGACATACCGTCGAGTTCCAACAGGTACATTTGGTATTTGTCATAAATGTCTTGCATTTCTGGGTTGTCGAGACGGTGTTGGTTGCGAAGTTGGATATCGCTGCTGCCACACAAAATGTCGACATCATTTACCACTTTATTTCGTAACATTTCGAATGCCACGAAATAAAAGACACCCGTTTTACCGGATTGCATTTGGGCCAAAAGCAAACAAAAGTATCCCAGGGACAAATAGCCATCAATGATGTCATACACTGTCCTCATTTGTTCCCACGAAAAGTAGTTTCGTACATACTTTTCAGGCGGTTGTGTTGTCATCTCACAGGTTTGGTTTAATGTGTCAATAATAGTTTGCATGATATCTTTGTACTTTTTCTTGCACGTTCAAACTTTTCAATTCAATTTTGTTACTTGGTTTTGAAATAGAAAATATCTTTTTGTAATGTATAGAAAGATGGAATCAGGAAGAATGATGTTGTTGCATGCCGTTGTGATAGGTATATTGTTGTATATTTTGATGTTTTATATTTTAGGACAAAGACAAGTGGTGGCAGAAAACAGAAGTATATTGCTTGCTGCGGTGATTTTGATTTATATGATTTTATTTGGACACGGATTGCCTACTTCTGTCAACAAGAATCTAATGTAATGCAATAAGAAATTCTCTCTTACCAAAAATTCTATTATTATTATTACTATTACTATTACTAATAATAAATACAGAATACGAATCAATAATTTTGTTTTTTTTTTACTCGATTTCTAGTATATACAACAACCAAGATGGCTTCCAACGACATTTGCATGACCGGTGTGATTACCGACGATAACTTCGTAGTGTATGACCGTTATCACAACAACATGAATACGCCAGCACAATTGGTTCGCAAAAGTCCAGGAGACATTGCAGATGCTCTGTTAATCAAATATGGTCCCGACGGACGTTTCAAGTGGTCTGCTCAAATGTCGGGTACGTATGTGGACGTGGGATATAGCAATGCGATGGATGCACAAGGCAATGTCTACACAGCCGGCTATTTTTCCGATGTTTCCTTGAACGTCTACCAAGGTTCGTCGGGTGCCCAAAGTTCGTCTGTATTGGCGGCTACTTTGATGCCCAACGATATGTCTTACAACAATGCATACTTGTTGCGTTACAAGAACAATGGTACTTACGATTGGGGTGTCACGGCGGGTCCGAATATCTATACAGACAACGGACGAAAACATTTGATTCACACGGCCTTGTCGAGTTCTAACCATGTGTACTTGACGGCGGCCTTTTCAGGTCCGACTACGTACTTGTACAATGACAGCGACATGTCCATTTGTTACATCAACCAATACGATTCGTCCATGAACATCAATGTCTTGTTGGCCAAATACGATGCCGACAGCACCTTGCATTGGGTAGCTCGTGTGGATGGACCTACTGACAATTTATTACGCAATTCGGTGACTGTGGATGCCTTGGACAATACATACCTCACGATGCTTTACAGAGATGTTTCAGGACAGTCGATGTATGTATACAATGGTATGCCCAGTCCTGGTGAAAAGGGACAAATGGACGCCGATGCGTCTTTGAACCTGTTTGTGCAAGGGAGTGAGGTTCCCTTTGAACCTCATACAGAGGGAGTCATTGTCAAGTACAATTATGCGGGTCTGTACCAATGGGCCTTGCAAATAGGCATTCAACAACAATGGGGTTCCATCAAGATGACGACGGCACTGGATGGGTCCATCTATGTGACAGGAAATTTAGATAGCAATTTCCCAGCGGGTAACATTCAATTCTACGATGCCAAGACGTCGGGTTCCGTGAATGGGCCGGTCATTACGATAACGAATGTACAAAACTTGCTGGACAGATACAATATGTTTGTGGCCAAGTATTCAGCCGATGGTTTGTGTCAATGGGTCAACATCATGTCAGGTGTCAACGCAGATGAAGAAAATGGGGGTCCCTTTATTGGCAGTTATGGTATTGCCGTGGACTCGCACGGAAACTGCTTCACCACTGGCTATTTTGAAGACAAGTTTGTTGTTTATGACCGTTATATGCGCAATTATAACGGAGTGGCAAAGAATACACCCTTGGCCACATTGATGTCGCATCGCGCCCCTGACTTAGGAACATGGAATGGTGTCAACCACAATGGATATGTCATTTCTTTTGATGCCAATGGTCTGTTCCGCTGGGTCGTTCAAATGTACAACGACAATGTGCGTGGGTATGACGTGGCAGTGGATGTCAACAACCAAGTGGTGGTGTCTGGTTATTTCGGTTACTGGCGACAATCCTTGTATATTACGGACCCCCTTCCGTTTCAGTATCCCTTGAATTCACAGCCACTCAATGTAAATAGCTATACCATGCGTCATGTCGGTGCCAACGGCTCCGACAATTACAACTATTTCATTGTCAAGTTGACCAACAAAGGCAAATTGGTATGGGGTGTTCAAATGGGTGTGACCAAGTTAGATAACGATTTGAATACCAACTATACAACAAATTCCATCGCCACCAACAATGTTTCACCGAAACGTGATGTATAAAGAAAGTCTGTAAAGAAAGTCTGTAAAGAAACTTTGTAAAAAAAGTCTGTAAAGAAACTTTGTAAAAAAACTTTGTAAAGAAAGTCTGTTGTAAAAGTAAAGATTTGAACTCTGTAAGAAAAAAATATTTTGTTACAGTGTAAAAAAAAAAAAAAAAAATTGGTAGGACTGTACAATTTGTGGGGTGTAAAAATTTCGGGTGAAAATTATGCTCCTCGTATAGTATATAATACGATGACGTCCAATGACATTTGCATGACGGGTATGATGTTGTTTTCACCCGACCCGTTTTATATCTATGACCGCTTCCACAACGATGCAGACAATCCCGCCCAGGCCATGCGCCATTCCGGAGGTACTCATGCTTTTACAGTCAAATATGGCCCCGACGGACGTTTCAAGTGGTCTGCACAAACGTCGGGAGTCACGGCCGATTTGGGGTTCAGTAATTCCATGGACCCAAAAGGCAATGTCTACACAGCCGGCTTTTTTGTCGACAACTCCTTGAACGTCTACCACGGTTCGCCGGGTCCTCAAAGTTCGTCTCTACTAGCAGCTACCTTGATGCCTGACGATGACCTGTCTTTCAACAATGTGTACATGCTGCGCTACAAGAACAATGGTACCTACGATTGGGGTATTACGGTGGGTCCCCATGCCTATGTCAGTGGCGGAAGCAGTGGTTACAATGTCATTTCGACGGTTGTATCGAAATTCAACCATGTGTATCTGACGGCGGCTTTTGATGGTGCCAAAGTAAATTTGTACAACGACCAAAACCATCCAGTGTGTGCGATAAACCAATACGATTCCTCTATGAACATCAATGTATTGTTAGCCAAATACGACAGCACAGGCGACTTTCATTGGGTAGCTCGTGTCGATGGACCCAATGACGAACTCATTCGCAATGCGGTGGCGGTGGATGCCTCGGACAATACCTATCTTTCGATGATGTACAAAAATGTACAAACGGGGAGTCCATTGTATGTGTACAGAGGTCTCGCATCTCCTGGTTCCAAAGGCCATGTGAATGCAGATTCCTCCTGTAATTTGTTTTATACAGGAACGTCGGGGTTCGTCGTCAAATTCAGTCCGTCGGGAATACCCCAATGGACTTTGCAACTCGGTTCGCAATTGTACTGGGGGTCTATCAAAATGCAAACTGGACAAGACGGTTCCCTCTATATCACAGGTAATTTGAATGTCAATACCAATGACATTCTATTCTATGACGCCGTTTCCAGTGGAACACAAAATACGGTGGCTATCCGTATCAACCAGGTTAACAACATAGGCCCCTACAACATGTTTGTCGTCAAATACTCCCCCGCTGGTCTGTGTCAATGGGCCAACATCGTATCAGGCGTCAACGATGGCGACTCAAATGGAGGCCCCTATATTGGAAGCTATTCCATCACAGTGGACTCTCATGGCAACAGCTTCACCACTGGCTATTTCGGAGACAAATTGGTTGTTTACGAACGCTATCTACGCAACGTGGGTAATACTGTCAATAGCCATACGACTCCTTATGCCACCTTGATGTCGCATCGCGCCCCCGACTTAGGAACATGGAATGGTGTCTACAAAAACGGGTATGTACTGTCCTTTGACAATCTGGGGCAGTTTCGTTGGGTCGTTCAAATGTACAACAACAATGTACGTGGGTTCGATGTGGCCGTGGATATCAACAACCAGGTCGTGGTATCAGGCTATTTCGGCTATTGGCGACAATCCCTATACATTACTGACCCTATATCATACCAAGCCGACCCAGAAAAGCAGAACCAAGAACCGGTCAATTTCAACAGCTATACCATGCGTCATGTCGGTGAAAACGACAGCGAAAGTTACAAATATTTTATCGTCAAGCTCACCAACAACGGAAAAGTCATTTGGGGAGTACAAATGGGCAACACATATTTGGACGCCATTCCTTACGGTTCCAACTTTTTAACCAACTCCATCGCCACCAACAACGTTTCCACCAAACGCGACATTTAAATTTACAACCGTTGCATATTTTTTACCCCTGTAAGGTATCGAAAAGTAATCTTGCATTACCTATGCTACTAAAATCAACTGAATACTGTGTTTGGTTTGTTCAAAAAGGAGTTGGCGAAAAGGAAAGAAGAGGACAAGGAGGCATTGGAGCGAAGCAGAGCATATTCAATGAGAACATTAAAGAACAAAAAGGTGGCCGAGGCAAAGACGATGGTGCCATCTTCTTGGTAAAAGGTATGTTTTTGTTGAAAGGGGTGGAAACGTACGATGAGGTACAAGGCAAGGAGGCCTTCCATGATTTCACGAAACAACAAAAGCTGCGACACCGTGACCCAATTCCATTCAAAATACGTAGAGGCATAACCCATGTACAACAAGACAAGCAATACCGAATAGACAATGATAATTATATTTGTTTTCATCCTTGTGAGAACCAATATAATAGAGGCCGACTATTTGTTCAATATTTTCGACCATACATAATCACTCATCAAAATATGTCCGACAAACATCACCGGAAGCAACAACGTGCAAAAAGCAACGACAATGAGTAACCATCCCAGCACCCGACGCCACAGACGTTTGGATGACAGATACAAAGAAAACAATACCACAACTGTTAAACAGTAAATCAAGACGGCCTCGATGTTTTTCTTGAGATGGACACCATTGTGGTGGACAAATTTTTCCAAACTATACAGGAAGATGGCATCCTTGATTTCTTCTTTGTTGTTCTCCATGTCGTAACCATGGTCGGCAATAATATGATTGAGAAAGCTAGATGCATTCGCATGGACAAAGAAACAGTCGTCATACGGTTTGTTGAATTCGTTCAACATATCGCCACACACGGAAAAGATTTCGTCGCGAGTATCAATATAAATGTCCCCCGGCCGCAAATTACACACTTCCGTCAACAATATTTGGTCATCGTTGTGCCCCGGATTGCGTTCACGTGTTTGCTGCAAAATGTCCATCAAGTCCACCACACGCCCAACATAACTGCCTGCGTTGAGTCGAATGCCTCGACAGGTGCCAAACATAAAGGCTCCAATAACATCGCCAATGAAATGACCGTCGTCGTTGCCCACCACCATTTTACAACCCTCCCTGTTGCATATTTCCTCGAACCGCGGCACCAAATCGGCCAAAGGACGCACACAAAACATATCATAGGCATCCACGAAACATACCACATCGTCCGCCGGCAACGAAACCAAAAATTCCATCATTTTCTCGAAACGCCACGTATAACCCTGCCATGTTTCACCCATTCCCAACACCGTCAACGAACATCCATGGTCATGACACGATGCCTCCAAATAAGGAAAATAAAAACGCTGGTCGGTAGATACCGTCGCAATATGCAAAGTCATACGTTACTACCATATCCAGACAAACAAAACTGCCAACACCTACACAAACCACCGTGTGGAACACCCTACAGGGGGGTTTGTTATAACGCAAAAACACAAAAAAAAACAAATCAATACCCCCTGTAAGGCATTCAACAATCTGGTTCACCTTGTGATGAAAAAAGCAACGCAACCCCTGTAGGGCTGTTTCCAAGCTGTGTGTAGAACCATTTTACTAACGGTTTGTATAATGCTCGCTTCGCAAAGCAATGCAATGCAAAGCAATGCAATGCAAAGCAACCCCTGTAGGGCTATTTCCAAGCTGTGTGTAGAACCATTTTACTAACGGTTTGTATAATGCTCGCTTCTCAAAGCAATGCAAAGCAATGCAATGCAACACAACCCCTGTAGGGCTATTTCCAAGCTGTGTGTAGAACCATTTTACTAACGGTTTGTATAATGCTCGCTTCGCTCGCGAGCCAAGAAAACAGGCGAGGCCTCACAGGTGTGAGGCCGAGCTTTGTTACATAGGGAGGTTCTGAAGGAACCGTAGGTTCCTTCATTCAGAGGTAGTACCACGACCGTTCCATAAAATGTCCTTCTGCTGGGTCGCTATGATGGTTGACTTGTTGCAAGAGGGATTGGTAAAAGGCGACAGGTCGGCGACGAATCACTTCTTTTCGCATAGCGAAAATACCAAAGCGATAAATATGAATGGGGTCTGGATAAGTGGGTTGAATATGTTCGATGAACCATTCGTCAAAAGGTCTTGGTTGGTTGTCTTTGTAATTGTCTTGCAAGTAAAAAGTACCCGCTGGCTCCACATTCCATCGCCGGCTCCAACAACGTTTTCCATTGCGTTCGTGATGCACCCAGGCGTTTTGCGATTTACCGTACTGAAAAGCCTCTGACGCCAAATGCAACAAATACGATACCGGGTCACGCCTCGTCGGATTGTGGTCCGAAATATCAGCCTGCGTAAACACCACGACATCGGGCAAATCATCATACCTTTCCAAAATATAGCGCAAATATGTATCACTCTCACGACCCCGGTTGGCCATAGGTACTACGTTGTCCACAGGTACTAATTCAGAGCCTTTATTATAAATGATACAGTGGTGTAGGATGGGTTGTAGCCAGGTGATGTCTTCTTGGTAGCGGGCAACAACAATCTGCAAAGACGGTTGCATGACAAAAATTCTATATTTTTTGTATATGACAAAAATTCTATATTTTTTGTATATGACAAAAATTCTATATATATTTAGCTGAAGATACCGACAATCCAAATCACGGTTTTCTGTATATGTACTTCCAGCGAAGCGACACAAATTTCAGCCGGTCTGTAAATATTGTATCTGTGATAACTACAAATGAATATTATACATACTCATCCAGAAAAAAAAGATTATCCAAAAGATTTTCCTGTTTTTCGACAGGATGAAACATATATTTTTTTTAAACCCAATCTAAACTTTTTTTTTTTGAGTGATAAGGTCGTTAAAGCGTTTGAATTAAACTATCATCATCAAAGATTCGGAGAGAAGATGTTACAATTCTCTGAAAAAAAAGATGAAGATATTTTTAAAATGTTAAGTACGGATGATGAATTTATTATAAAAACTGATTATGGTGATATGAATGTAAAATTTAACAAAAAAACAAATTCAGGAAAACTAGAGTTTCAAATAGACAAATACGATTTCGAACTTCATCAAGTGTATGAAAACGGACATCCTGACAGGAGAAATTTGTTCACAAATACGGAAATGTTGGAAAGTGACAATGCAAGTGCAAATGCAAGTGCAAATGCAAGAAAAAGTGCAAGAGAATATCCAAGTACAAGTGCAAGTTCAAGTGCAAGAGAAAGTGCAAGAGAAAGTGCAAAAAGTATAACAAACAATATTATGAGAATGAAAAAAGGTGGTAAAAAAAAGACCAAACGACGACGATAAATTGTATAATTATATTGTATAGATGGAAGAAAAGTTGACACCGACTCAATTTGCAAAAGTGTTGCGACGTATGGAAATAGAGAAAGCAAAAAGATGGTTTGCGAACCAAGGAAAGCCCAAGAGTCCGCCCAAGTATGTGAAACGTTCGGATAGTAAATGGAACAAGGCGCCGTATGTCGTCGGGAATGCATCATCATCTCCGCCCAAAGAGTATGTCAAGGCTGTAACACGTAATCATCGAGCAAAATGGGTCAAGGTAGGAAAAAACAGGGCGACTAGCAAAAAAAAGGACAAAAACAAAGTCGTTCCGCGCGCGTTGTTTCAACAACAATTGGACGAGGAGGATTTCCAACCAGACGTAGGCATTGGAAAGAGAGTTCAGATTGATGTATCTCAAATTATGGAGCATATTCACAACCCCTATACAGGTCATGCTTTTCGTCAAAGTGTAGCAGATTTAGAAAAGGCGGGCGAGTTTGGTACTCCTTCTACGGATGAGTCGCCTACTACACGTTTGGCCAAGTTTCGCCAACTGCAGGGACAACGACGCAGACAATCCAAATCGCGGTTATCAGTGTTGCCACAGGATTCCAAGATTCCCGCCGCTGTTAACAAAAATAGGCTTCTATAAGTAATAAATTGTATTGTAGACGATACAATTTATTTTTGCTTTTGATACAATAATTTGTACAACCCATTGACAAACAACACGATTTCGATTTTCTCTTCATGCATCGTGTGAATAATGGTAATGTACTGACACAAAATGCGAACTGCCTCGTATTTTTCCGTCTCTGACAATAAGTCGGTGCCCTTGACAAACTTGAAAAACGCATCGAAAATATCCACAATCGAATACCCGTTGGAAACAATTTGCAACATCAATTCTATACCCTCTTGCAACCCCCCCTTGCGCACCTCGACCAACAATGCCTGGAAACTCGTCTGAATCCTCGTCAAAAACAAGTCACGACATTCTGCCTCCGTAATCAAACCCGTTTCCTCCAAACCAAAAAACACCACCACCTTTTCCATGATGTTAATCACCTCTCGCAAGGAACCCTGCGCCAAATCCAACACAAACGACTCCACACCCACATCCATACGCCCCTGCAATCCCTCCTCCTCCACTATCCTCCTGTAAAGCTGCTCCAAATGCCCCCTCGTCGGCGGCTCCAAACCCACTATCTGCACCCTCGATTGCACATTTTCAATGATTTTTTGCGCATTGCTACACGAAAACACAAACTGAATATTTCCTGAATATTTGTCAATGTAATTACACAATACCTGCTGACATTGCTGATGTATCGTATCCATATCATCAATCACAATCATCTTCTTGCACCCACGCGGATGCACCAAACGCGTCTGACAAAATGTCTTCATCTCATTCCGGAAATACGAAATCCCCTGCTGCTCCTTCAAATTGTTGATGAACAATACGTCCTGCTCACTGCACTTGTCCTGCGGACCCAAACCATAATATTCGCGAATCAGAGCATACAAAAAGGTAGTTTTGCCGGTGGCCGTGGTGCCGACGAGAAGCAAATTGGCCTTGGACTTGGCCAACAAGGTCTGGATGACACGTTTTTTGGCGACATCAATACAAAAATCGTCGACGTAATACGGCTTGTATTTTTGGATAAAAGAAGACAACAAAACATTGTTGCTGCCTTTTTGCATTTACATGGGCCTTCCCCACACGTTTCTAACTCCTTTCTTCCGACAAGGTTGTATAATACCATTTGCAATTCAAACCAACCGTGTCCAAATGATTGTTTTCCCAAATCCCCGAAATTTTCAACACACAAATGTTCTGCGTAACACCTATCTGCGTCTTGTTGGCCCCCATGATATTGAACTTGAATTGACCCCGCTCCAACTGGTTCAGAATCGTCAAGGACAACTTTTTCTTGCAATCATGAATTCGCTTGTAATACATCAACAATTCTTGCTCCCACAACGCAATCTGCTTCATCAGAGCCTGGTTGTCGGCCAATTGGAAAAATACCATGTTCCGATTTATCTCTTTGACCACCACCGGAAACTCCAAATAAATACTGTTCATCACCATGTTCTCATCCGAATAGACCAACTTGATAAACAAACTGTTTTCCATAATCATGTTTTTTCTCGTCTTCATGAAATGCACATTCTCCGTCTGGTACTGCGACCAAGGCAACACTAAATTCATTCGGTAAGATTACATTTGTATCACACACTGTCTTTACACCCTTACAGAAGGGGATTATTACATCGTAAAAAAATGTATTGTCACGAAAAATATTATTTTAATTTGTTGTATTTACAGATTTAAATAAATCTGTCAATGTTTGTGTTGTTTTTGTCAATGTTTCTGTAAATTTTTTTTGCAAAGATTCATTTTCGAATGGTTTTAATTTTCCTGTGATTTCATCTATCTTTGATGAAACTTCATTTTCTAATGCATTCAGAAAGGTCGGTTTTCCAAAATGATTACGTAATATGGACAAGTTATGAATTTTTCTTTCCGCTTCAGTAAGTTCTTGTGAAGTTGTTTCGCTTAATTGTTTGGCCTTTACAAGGTAACTCTTCAGATTTTTATCATCCAATTCTTCGGCCAATTCAATCATACGTGACAAATATGAACTGAGATTGTTTTGTTTTGAAAGCCAAAATACAGGAATGGTATTATTTTTGTATTCATCTTTACATGTTCGAATCACCGAATCGAAATTTTTGAATCTATCATGTTTGAAACGCAATAAAGCCTTGCCTGTCAATTGGCTTTCACCTCTACGATTGGATGCAATATTGTCAAAATATTCAACCAAGGCTTCGGCGTATTCTTTGTAGTTTTTACTTCTAGTTTCTTTTGAATAATAAAAAGGCATTCCTCCTCTTGTTGTCTTTCTTGAAATGTCTCTTCTACCACTTCTTACTCTTCTACCTTTTCTTTGCGTTTTTCGAACCATGTGCGTATATAATTGGACTATATTTCAAAAATTCTTTGTATTTTTCTTTTTCTTACCAGACCACACCCCTCTGTAAGACTTTTTATACCCCTCTGTAAGACTTTTTATACCCCTCTGTAAGACTTTTTATACCCCTCTGTAAGACTTTTTATACCCCTCTGTAAGACTTTTTTCAAACTGTTTCAAACGCCCGATGAAAGTGAAATTGGATACCTTTGGCTTCTTCCACTGACGCGCATTCCATCACCAACTTTTCCTTGTGAACAAAGGACCGAAACCGCCACGACAAAACTTGTCGACACATTGGACACATTGTCGCCGTTTCATTCAGCTTCAATGCACATTGGGCACAAAAGATGTGGGAACATTCCGACAGGCAGAGGGTGTTTTGCTGGATGTTTTCATAACAAACAGGACAGTCGTTTGTCTCGGCCTGTTGCAGCCAATGACGCATGTGGGTAGCGAAGCGTTCATGGACGGCGCCCCAATGACGAACCAAGTGGCGGTATTTGTCGGGGTGTTGGACGACTTCTTTAACAACGTGGGCTTTGTTGCGCACGTAAGATAGGTTGCGAAGAAAGTTGACGCTCAGTGGAACACGTAGCCATCCATTATGTTTTTGGAAAAAGAAGGGGTTTTTGTGACAGACGAAATTCCTGATTTCGCGAATGCCTTCGGGAATGTGCGGAAAATACTTCAAATGATTGTCCGAACATTTGACATACGTCAACTTACTCCCATACGGCAAATCCAACTGCACCAACTCATTGTTGGAACAATTCAACGTCTCCAAAGACGCAGGCACACTCAACCGCGTCAATGCATTGAACGAACAACCCAGTTGTCTCAGATGACGTAATGACCCCACCACCTCCAAATTCTGCAACGCACAATCCTTGCATTCCAGAACCTGCAACTGCGTCGGCAGCTTCGAAATGAAGTCGACATGTATCTCGTCCATCTCGAGCAATTCCAATGAATCCGGCAACGTATCAATCGGACGCGGCTCTATGTACTCCGTCTCTGGATTGTCCACCAATTGTTGAATACCTGTACGCGATATGGACAACTGCTTGATTCCATACGGTAACATCGGCAACCGGTCCAACTGCTCATTGTGCGCCACGTCCAACACACGCAACAACGGACAACGCATCTGGAACGTATCCATACGATTCGATGCAATACGCAACACTCGGAGACGAGGCGCAATCAGGTCAACACGACGCAAGTCATTGTGGTCACATTCCAAGTGGACAAGTTGCGGTGGCCAGGTGCCTTGGATACAGGTCATTTGATTGTAGTTCATAATCATTTTGTTCAAATGGGGATAGCAATCAAACAGAATGAGCCAGGATGTATCTTTTAATTGGTTGACCGACACATCCAAGAAAAGGAGTCCTTTGGGCAAACAACGAATTTTGTCAATGCGGTTGTTTTTCAACGTCAAATGCGTGATTTTCGAATTGTGCGGGATATTGATTTCATGCAATTCATTGTCACTCAAATCCAATGTACGCAAATTGTCCATCAGAAATATATCTGGAATCGTTTTCAATCCCATGCAAATTGATTGGTAATTCTCCACATACAAAGGCTCCAAATCAATCGATTTCTTTTTTACCACCACACGCTTTCTTCTGTCTGATAATAAACCCTTTTCTACCCTATCTGGAAACGTAAATGACGGAACGGTCGACCAATCCATCGACGGCTGCGTGAATGATGACGGCACATCTGTATCACCAAACAAGAAAGGAAGAGACGAATTCATTGACATTTCATACACTTTGGATACCTCTTCCTTTTCTTTGTCACAATTTTTCAATTTTTCAACCGAAAATAATAATATTCCCATAGGATGAATCGTCTAATTTCTATGCTTTTTTATATGAAAACGTCTAGTCGTAAAAGCAAAAGTCCGGGTTCAGGCAAAACCCCAAAAAAAAGTCCAAAAAGTCCAAAAACAACAACCAAAGAATGTGGAAAAAACGTACTGGCCGACTTTGTAGGTGCCATACCAAAGGACCAATATTCCAATTGTACACGAATGAAAACAATCGTTATTCCTAACTCAGTCACCAGCATTGGACTTGGAGCCTTCTATGGATGCACTGGACTCACGTCACTTGTGATTCCTGACTCCGTCACCAGTATTGAAAATTTTGCCTTTTTAGAATGCACTGGACTCACATCGGTAGTGATTCCTCATTCTGTCACAAGAATTAGTGTTGGTTGTTTTGGTGAATGCACTGGACTGACATCCATTGTCATTCCTGATTCCGTCACAATGATTAGAGACAATGCATTCAATGGATGTACTGGACTTACGACGGTTGTGATTCCTGATTCTGTGACCAGTATTGGAGCCGGAGCCTTCCAAGGATGCAACTCGCTGGAATATGCGTACGTTCCAATAAGACATCAACGAATTTTTTCTTCTCAAACCAATTTCGATTTTGATAGAATGAATGTGTTGTTCAAAGGATGAAAGAATGTAGGATTCAAAAAACCATCTGTAGGGCTTTTCACGAATTATTTATTACCAATAATAACTGCATAGAGTGTATAGAGAGCGTAATTCTCCAGCCACGTCTATGAAAAATCAAATATTCCGCGCCGATGTTCCGAATGCGCTTTTGTTTTCGTTGTTGGACCGTCTGTGTATGAAAACAGAAAAATATTATTACATCGAATATACATCGTTCCGCAAATTCATGTTTGATGAAGAAGCCCGTGATGCCTGGTTGACCTCTTTGCGTCCCTACTACCACGAATCCAAACGATATTACCTGGACCGGAAAATGACATACAACGGCTTCATCAATTTGGTGCGTCAAATTTGCAAAAAAAATCACATCCCGTTTACGTCAAAAATACACTACAACAAAACATCGTACAATATTGACTACTATATTTTTTTCAATGGTTTTGAAACAAATACAAAACAAGAAATAACATGAAATTTTAGAGGGTGACAGAGACAGAGAGAGATAGAGAGAATTAAAAATAATAAGACTACAATGTATAATGAATTATTTCGGCAACTCCAAGAAACAGCATTCAGCCAACGACGATATCAGTCGCGCCATTGCCAAACCCATTTACGCTGCTATGCAGACCAGCAAGAAAATGTACAGCCGCGGTAACAAGTTTCTACGCGGTAACAAAAGAGGGGGGCGTAAAACATACAAAAAGAAAGGTAAGAAAGGTAAGAAAGAAAACGGTGGATGTTGGTCAGGTGGCAATCGTCGTCGTAAACGCAAGACTTTACGACCTTTAGAAAAGGCAGGTGCACTCATGTGCTTCCCAGGCAACTCCCTCGTCATCATGGCCGACGAATCCATGAAACCCATTTCGGAAATACGTCTAGGCGACCGCGTCCAAAGTTGTCGTGGACCCTCGTTCCCCACCGCCACTGTGATGTTTGTACCACATGCACCCAATCACGAGGAACATATGTTTCACCGACTGACGACTGAATCAGGACGGGCCCTACGGGCCACGGAACTACATTATATCCCTGTAAGGCGTTCTTCCGTTAGTTCCGTATGTATGCAGTATGTAGTGCGTTGTAAGGACGTATTGGTCGGCGACTTTGTGGAAACCCTACAGGGGGGATGGGAAAAAGTGGTCATTCATGAAAAAAACGTCGCAGGCAAGGGCGTCTATTCTTTTTTGACAAACGAAGAGTTTATTATGGTGGACGGCATACGTGCTTCACCCTTTGGATATGATTTGTTTTCTCACGAAGTATACCATCAATTGTTCAATATTCTGCGTTTTTCTTACCATTGGCTTCCCTCGTTGAACCAACATCCGGAAAAGGTGTTGGCTTGTGAAAAAATGGTGGATGGATGGGTCAGACATTCCACCAAAGAAATCGAAATGGTTTCATTGTAATGCTTTTTATACGTTATTTATTTTCATTTGACAGGGTATTTTTCATTTGACAGGGTATTTTTATTTTAGAACAATGTCTTGGTATGACATGGGTTCGTATTTGCACAAAAAGTAATCAAAGAGGTAGATGGCTTCTTGGATTGATTGCATGAACGAATCGTTTTTCAGGTAGTGAACATAACGTTTTGTTATTTCAAACAATTCGGAATCAAATTCATGTATTTTTTTCATAATGCTTGTTCGCCAATGATGGTATGAATCTTGAACTTGAAAAGGCAAAGATTTGTAATGATGTTCATGCAAGTCCGTCATTTGTACCAACAACCATAAAATTTCAATCATAGTGACAACTCTATGTTTGAAATTTGCATATTCGGATTTTTTATCTGTCCTGGGCGGATGGTCCGACATAAGATTCATATTGTCTCGTAGTTTATTACGTTGGATGCTGAGCAATAGTGGGAAACTTTGGTTTGACATTTTATTTTGTTTTGACAAAAACAAAAGAAAGTATTTTTCTTCAATTTTTTCATGATAAATTGTAGACGTGATATATATCCAGTAATGAAACCAACCGATATCGTCTTTTACGTCATTGCGGTCGGCATTGTCCTGTTCATCATTGTGTATGGCGATTCGGTGCGAAAGTGGTACACCATCGACGACCATAAAAAGGAGTACCAAATGATTCAAATGTATTTGTTGAATGAATCGCCATTGTATGGAAACAACAAGCCCAAATTGTGGATTCATACGAAATACGAGCGAAATGCCCGTTTTTGGAAAAGTTTTCAAAGCAGGTCGTCGACAGATTTGAACCAGCCTTATTTGCATTTGACGGTGCAGTCGCTCGTCGAGAAAAACAACCAGGATTTCCACATTTGTTTGATTGACGACGATTCTTTTGAAAAATTGTTGCCGTCGTGGAAACAAGACAAGGCGTTGCGTAACTTCCCTGAACCAGAACGTTCTCATCAACGCCTTGTCGGCCTCATGCAACTTATGTATTATTATGGTGGGGTCTTGGTGCCTGACTCTTTTATCTGTTGTCGCCCTCTGTTGCCACTGTACGAGTCTGCGGTCAAAGCAAGCGTTCCTTTTGTGACAGAACGTTTGAACCGGTCCAAGAATATCCTCCACGAAATGAAGGAAAAGCAGGAATTCCTTGCCGATACTTATTTCATGGGCTGTAAGAAAAACGACGCCGTCCTCCTCGATTACATTGAATTCCTGCGTGACCAAAACCGGAGTCTGCATATTCACGCCGAACATGACTTTCTCGGCCACCCCTCTTGGTGGATGGAAAATGCCGTCCGTGAAAGACGTGCTACCTTGCTGGATGGCGACGTCATCGGTGTCAAGAAACGCAACGGCGAAGCCATCACGCTCGAAGACCTCCTCCAAGAAGAACCTCTCGATATTTCCGGCGAAGTGTTTGGCGTCTACTTGCCAGAAAACGAATTGTTGACACGTACTGCGTACCAATGGTTCACCGTGATGTCCGGCAAAGACATATTGCATTCCCGTCTTGCCATTGCTCACATCTTCCGACATGCCCTGTCACCCCAAGAACATATTCCCGCCTGTTCTATCGCACTCATTTAATCATATACCCCTCTGTAAGGCTAATTCACAAATTGTTTTTCACAAACTGTTTTTCACAAAAAACTGTTTTTCACAAATTGTTTTTCACAAATTGTTTTTCACAAAAAACTGTTTTTCACAAACACTGTTTCATAAAATCCTTACAGGATGGGTTGTATTCTATTAAATATACCCTTCTGTAAGGCTGTAGTTTTGCAAAACTGTATTGTAATATTTATTTATATAAATGAAACATCCTTCAAAAAAAACACGTCGAATGACACGCAGAAAACGTAGAATGACATTTAGACAAAAAGGAGGAGATGAATCATCATCGCGAATTGTATATAACGGTAAAACCTCTCGTCATATTGATATTCCCAAATCCTATTTAAAAGTAGAAAGTATAAAAGATTTCAATAGTTTGTACAGAATTGGAAACGGTTCCAAAAAATGGAGTCTTACCAGATTCGTGATTCCTGATTCTGTCAAGACTATTGAAGAAAGTGCTTTTGATAATTCCACTAGTCTCACTTCTGTAGTGATTCCCAATTCCGTGACGAGTATTGGAAATCGTGCTTTCTATGGTTGCACCAATCTCACTTCCATCGTGATTGGCAATTCTGTGACGAGTATTGGAAAGCAGGCCTTTTATGGTTGCACCAGTCTCAGAAATATCGTGATTCCGAATACTGTGACGAGTATTGGAGAGGGAGCCTTTTATGGTTGTAAAAGTCTCACTAAAATCAAGATTTCCGATTCCGTAACATTGATAGAAAAAGAGACTTTTTACTTATGCATCGGTCTCAAAATCGTGCTTCTCAAATCTGTCGAGATTATTGAAGAAAGTGCCTTTTCTAATTGTTCGAGCATGACTGAAATCGTGCTTCCGAATTCCGTGACAAGTATTGGGGAAAAAGCCTTCAACTTTTGCAGAAGTCTCAATAAAATCAATATTTCTGATTGCGCGAGACTGACGTCGATAGAAAAAGACACCTTTAAAATGTGTGAAAGTCTGACATCGGTAGTGATTCCAAACTTAGTGACCAGTATTGGAAAGGGAGCCTTTTCTTACTGCAGCAGACTCACCTCTGTAAAAATTCCTCAATCACAAGTCACAAGTATTGGAGATTATGCCTTCTATTTATGTACCGGACTCAAATCGACAAATTCATCGACAAATTCATTGATTCCTGATTCAGTTACCAGTATTGGAGAATTTGCCTTTGCTGGATGCAAAGGTCTCACGATGATAGTCATTCCTTATTCAGTGACGAGTATTGGAGAGGCAGCCTTCTCTGGATGCACTGGTCTGACAGTTGCAGTGATTCATGAGTTAGTTACCAGTATCAAAGCAGGTACCTTTGATGGTTGTACCAGTCTCACATCCATTGTGATTCCCGATTCCGTGACGAGTATTGGAAAACAAGCCTTTCATGGTTGCACCAGTCTTACTTCCATAGCGATTCCCAATAACGTGACGACAGTTGGATACGAAGCCTTTGCTGGTTGTAGAAGACTCATTTCTGTAGTGATTCCGAATACTGTGACGAGTATTGGAGAGAGAGCCTTCTATGGTTGTCAAAACTTACAAAAGGATAAACTCGATGTCCCCAAACGGTTTCATCATCTCTTTCCCAAATTGCAGGAGACCAAGTGATGATATACTGGTCTCTTCATTACTCTTCATCACATCGTTTCTGAAAAATTTATTTCAACAAATACAAATACAATTTTGATGGATTGAACAAAAATTGAACCAAAGGGGCTTAGAAAGAAGGACTACACTAACAAAGATGTCCAAATATTCGCAATTGATATCGGCTGACCCGGCGACGTTTCGTCGTAATATGCGAGAGAAAATAGCTATGCAGTTGGGTTTGGACGATAAACAGGCGACCAATATGGAAATTGGTGCGTATCATTTTGCGTTGGAGGAGGCCCATCGTGCCAAAATCGTCAAAAAATGGGAGAATCGTTGTTTTGCCAATATGTATGTGGACCGTCTACGCAGTTTGTGGACCAATATGAAAACGAATCCCGACTTGTTGGAGAAATGGAAGTCAGGGACTTTGTCACCCGAGGCACTCTCCAAAATGTCACACCTCGAAATGAACCCGGAACGCTGGCGCTCTTTTATCGAAAAACGACAAAAAAGAGAGGCCGTCTCCACAGAAGAACGCGCCTCCACCGACATGTTTACTTGCAAGAAGTGCAAATCCAAGAAATGCAGTTATTACGAACTGCAAACACGGAGTGCAGACGAACCCACCACCATTTTCATCACCTGTTTGGATTGTGGCAAGAATTGGAAGCAATGAAAAGACAAGCAATCAAAAGACAAGCAATCAAAAGACAAGCAATGAAAAGACAAGCAATCAAAAGACATATTCCAGAATGCAAGCAATCACATCGTGACACAATCGTAAATGCAATATTTGATTCACCCTCTCTCTATATTTCCTTTTTTTCCATGTCCGCACCATCCGCAACAAGTAAATGTCGCTATAATAACCCAGATTGTAGTCTGGTGCAAAAGCTGTGCTAAAACGGGCGATGCGTATACGGCCTTGTGGAACACGATAGAATGAGTTTCTGTTCAATTGATATCCCACCACCATTCTTCCTTCGTCCTCTTGTAGTTCAACAAAGACAATCGTCGTATACATCCATCCATAAAATGACTTTCACAAAAGGAAAATCATTTTATTCAATTTTATAATCAAAAAAAGCCCTAACAAATACAATAATACCCCTGTAAGGCATTTCATAAAACCGTTTCAAAAAAGCCCTAATAAATATATTTCATACCCCTGTAAGGCATTTCATAAAACCGTTTCAAAAAAGCCCTAATAAATACAATAATACCCCTGTAAGGCATTTCATAAAACCGGTTTAAAAACCGTTTCTATTCGGCGTCGCTTCGCTCCGCTACACACCCCTGTAAGGATGTTTATGCTCCACTAAAAACGTATCAAGTCGTAATATTTACGGCAGTTTTCATTGTTATGCAACGGTATTAGAGAAAGGAGCAAACTATTTGTAATTATTTTCAAATGATAAAAATCAGTGGATGTGAATAGTTGACAAAAATAGTTTTCAAAAACTTGTATCATATAACTATAATATTTGTATGAAACATGTTTGCCTTGTAAAATGCAATCGTATCCAAGTAATGATTGATACAGTTTCGCCCAATCATACAACCAATCTCCATAGACGGTGCATACAGAACCTACTTTTCCTCGCATATCAATGAATTTAATCTTACCTATCGTATTGATGATAATATTTGTCATAACAGTGTCTCCATGAATCATGGTTGTTTTTCCCTGTTGGGTTTCTTCATAGATGGTCAATTCGTCATAAATACGTTGGTATGTTTCGTCTGCATATGGAAAGGCAGAAAAGTCAAACGAAGTATACCGTTGCTTTAATTTTCTTGCGTAGTTTCCATATATATCAATTCTCTCGTTAACGGGTTGTTGCTGGATACGATGAATGGAATTCATGACGTCTATCAATGTTTCTTCTTTTAACAATTCAGACAAATACATACTTGTCATGGACAATCCATTGATTTTTTCTATTTTCAGACAGTGATGGTTGGGTGTTTCATCAAACTCAATCAATACGGGAAACAAATCTTTCAACGATTCTGGAATATGACGGTAGTAATAAATTTCACCCGACAGGTCTTTGGAACGTTTGACAATGGCTTGTACAGTGGATTGTTCGATGGAATTGAAATCACGTGGAGAAATAGTATCCATGTAGTAACCCAGTTCCTTTTCCATGTTGTGAAAACAGTTCATGGCCAAATCGTCGATGTAGACATCGGCATGCGGTTTTCCAAAATAAATTTCATCAAAGGGAATATCGAATTTTGCCAGCGTTTCAAAAGTGATTTTACCAATGTCACACATCACTTTTCCAATGTTTCCTTGACATGTCTGCATTCGTCGGGCGGTGTGTATGATGATGGTATTTTGAAATTGTTTCAAGTAACGTAAAAAACGTATGTTTTCTACAATCGGTTCTACTGTCGTATAATCACCTTTTATACGCGGAAACGTCACCAGAGTATTGTCTAAGTCAAAACAAATTCGTTTGGGTGTGATGATGGAAGAAAGCGCGGGCACGTTATTAAAAAACATTTTTAATTGTAGCGGTGTACCCAAACAATGGTAGGAAGACAAATCTACCATACCATAATGAAACACAATATGGGAAGCAATCATTTGTTGAATGACCCCGGAAGTATAATACTCTTGTTTGGTTTGTATCTGATTTGTGACGATATATTGCGTATAGGAAAGGAGTTGTTTCCAAGAAGCGAAACCATATGCACCGGTACATGCATAAATCGATGTTTTTTGTTTTTCGGTAATACTTTGGAGCTCTCCTTGGTCATTGAAAGTAACATACGAATACAGAATATTATTGTTGTAGTCTTCAAATGTAATGACTTTGTTTTCACCATTCCACAGACCTATCACGTCACATGTATAAAAGTTGTCACTGTCAAGACACAACACCGGCTCATCTTCTGCCATGTCCATCGTTTGCAACGCAATGGAAATGGTTTCGGCTGCTCCGGCTGTGTTTTCTTTCAAAGGGATAAACACAAAGTGAATATGAGGATACTCCTTACGTAACAAATCTTCCAAACGATATGAAATATATTCCTTGTTGTAAGGGATACAAACGTGTGTAATGAGTGATAGATTCAGATTGTCCAACAAATAAAATAGAATCGGTTTCCCGAAAACGGGGACGAGAGCTTTGGGTTTCATGTAACCATTTTTTTTGAAACGTTCCCCTGTTCCTCCCAACGGGATGATAATGAACATATATAATAAAAGTATACAACACTTTTCACATAAATTCTAATCCCGATTCACTTTGTGCATGAATTTTTTATATGTACTCTCGGGAATGTTTGTCGGTGGTTTATCATTACTACAACAACCATTGCCAATATAATAAAAAGGTTCATTCAACATCACCGCCAACGTTTGTAATCCAAACTCTTCCACAGGACTATTGGATTGAAACAAATTCATGCGTGTTTCCTCTTTTTGTTTCAAATACGAAACAATTTTGTTACAGGCGATGAATGTAAACATCAACCCTTCATGTGCACTGCCATACAGGTTGGATTTATTGTCGACGACTTCCTTTGCTAATTTGGTTTCCAAAAAAGAACCCCAATGCCAACCTGTATTCGTTGTTTTGACCTTCTCTATAGTACTGTCTTGTTCTACTTGAATTTTTTTCATACCATTATCGTTTAATTCATACAATGGATGCAATGTCTCCACATCATGCAACGTCATTTTGTTCGAAAACATATTGCGACTGGACATGATTATAAAATAGTCGAATGTCATATGGTTCAAGGCATATACCATGTTTTCATACATTCCCTCTGTAAGTGACCCATGAAACGTTTTTTTTTCAATCACTTTGTCATTGATGAATATATTGTCAGGTAACTTGCTTCTATTGTTTGTACACTCATCATACATGTACTTGTTGCAATTCAACACGACGCAATAATTACAATCCACATATTCTCTTATATTTTCCAATTGTTTGGATAAAAAGTCAAATTTTTCATGTACATTGATAGAAAAACAGATGTCATAACTGGACAATCCCTCCTGTTGTTGCATTGAACGGACAGAAACAATGACAATGATGAAAATGATGAGCAGAATTATAATAAAAAATAAATATTGTTTCCTTTTCATTATAAAAGAGTACTATATTTTACGTCGTTGTAAATACAATACCGTCTGTACTTTTGTCACCACTTCTTGTTGACTGTCAATCATATGTTGTATCAGAACCTTTGTTGCTGATACAACACATACCTAATGGCACGTTGACGGCACCATATAAATCAAACTACCCTGTAAGGGGGTATGTCTGGTTTTCTGCAAATAGTAGACAATTGTGTGAGAAAAAGTTTTATGAATAATTTTTCAAAGGCCCTACAGGGATGAAATCAATGAAAAGTGACGATGATTTTGACATGTTCTTTTTTGATGCATTTGCATGCTGAAACGGACAATTCCTCCCTTTTTTTGCGTGTTTTGGCATGATTGTCTTCGGTGATTGAATCCTCCTGTAGGGTTTGTGTACGACGTTTCGCCAAACTATTGCGATGATTCATATCCTGCTCAATATCCTCGAAATGCTCTTCAATATAATCCAACACCCCGTTTTCAATGGACCATTTAAAGAAATTCAATTGTCCAATCGTCGTCTCCATCTCTGTCTGGTCATCAAACGGAATACGTATTCGCTCCCATCTACAAAATGGGTCGAACCGACGTTTCGAATACGCCTTCAACTTTAACTTGTAATCGTCGTGCACCTTGAACCGCTTTCCATTGGGCAACATATAGACCACATACTTCATCTTGGCATAATTCGTGGCAAACCAATCCACGATTCGAAGCGAGATGCGTGTCTGGCCACTGATGACATTCATCATCGTCTCCAGATACGACCGGTTCTCGAAAAAACGCTTCAAATGAGACAGAAGCAACGCATTTTGCGTCGTTAGAGAAGGGGTTAGTGTTGTTGTTGTTGTTGTTGTTATGGCCGACATGTAAAAGGTTCGAAATTCGTGGCTTTAAACTGTTTACTTCCTTTTTTCTGTAGGAAGTGTAATGGCCCCTTTCTTTGACACGTCTTGTCCATATGTGTTTGAAATGACGTTTTTCTGTATTTTTGTCCTCGGCATTACCTTTGTCTATTCGCCGCGTACTGAGTTCATGGGATTGGTGACGTTGACTCTGGGATGTTTTCTGATGTTCATGGTCATTGTGTACCATTTTCATGAAATGGGCCGATTCGATTGGGTCGGATTCTCCCTTATCGCTTCTCTGGGTCTCACCTTGTCAGGGTTCGTGATGATTTTGCAGTATTATACTACCGTAGTGAAATCAGTGGGGGATGTAGTGGCTTCGCCTTCGTTGATGAGTGCCTTTGCCACGGACGCCATTCATTTGTTTGAAACCATGTTTTTGGCCGTATTTTCGATTTGGACTGTGCTTTATTTACTCTTTAAGTGGAACACCAAGCGGCCTTCGGCCGCTATTTACAAAAACCAACCTCTTCCTTTGTTGACCAAAATACTGTTTTCCGTGTTCGAAGGGAACCAGAATTTGAAGCCCGAAGAACGTGAACAACGTAGCTACGTCCTTGGAACCTTGCCACTCGCCTTGACCCTATTGGGTATTTCGTCATACAACGTCTATGTAGCCAATATTTTGCACTATATTTTGCCTATGGGATAGGATTATCTAATGAATTAGTATCTACTCTATCATGGAAAAAGTATACAAAATAACACCCGCCCTGCTTTTCTTGGTCCCTCTCTTTTTAGTCATTCTTTTGGCTCCCCTCTTTTCAACTCAAGTGCAAGAAGGATTAAAAATGTTTACCTAGTATAAATGCAAACGTTTTCAAAAAACGACAATTGGTTAGAAATTGTTAAAAAATTAATGAATCTGACAACACCCGAAATGATTAGTTTTTTGAGTTTAGTCAATGATGTTTTCACTGCTTGGAGTGAAAAGTATTTCAAAAATTATCCCGATAGTTACCCATTTCCGAATGAAAAACAAGTATTGGACCATATCCGAGACGTCATTTTAGTTAATATCGACAAGAAAACAGGAGATATTTTACCAGATAGTGTTCCACGAGGATATTCTAATTTAAAATCCGCGCAACTGAAAAAAATAATTAGTGATTTTTTGAAAGCCTATGGATATGCAATATTGGGAAACAATGTAAAAATGGCTCTTATAAGGCAAAACTCAAGATTATCATTGACAGAAAAAGGACAACAGAGAAAATTGCAAGCAGTGGAAGCATTGGAAGGAGAATCACCACCATCCACGCCCAAACCATCGAAATCGTCGGGGGGAAAGAAAAAACGTTCCACAAAGCGAAAGAAACCATTGAAAAAACGAAAATCGGCACGTCGTCAACATTAGAGACAACCATTTTTCTTCCACAAAGTCATGACATCCTGGTATTTGAACTTGGCTCGTGACGTCATGTTCGGCTTCTCCTTCGTCACCGTTTGCGACAACCGTTGCACCGACTCTCTTATTCGTTCCCCCAACACACCATCAAAGGGTTGACCCGACGTCAGACATAAAAACAAATTCTCCGACACCTCCTCCAACTCATTGCGCCTGTTTTCCGTCTTGTTCTCTACCCATGCTTCCACCTTGTCCAACAATACCAATATCCACTCCATCATTCGGTCGGACCCAACACGCCCCTCTTTCCACAAACACATCAGAAACGACGTCAAAGCCCTGCGTTGTGTATTCTTTTTCGTATACAAACAAAACGCGTCATTGTCCTTCTCCGGGTCCACATAACAAATGTCCGAAAATGTCTCCTCCCCCCACTTTGCATCCAATAAACCACTTCCTGTTTCCTTCCATATCTCGTTTTCATATATCTTGGACCATAAAGAACTATACAGGGGTGTCATACTTTGGGTGCGGGTGCATACAGACAGCATTTCTCCCAGGGCTTCACGCAATTCGTCTTCGTTATGCAACCCCTGTAGGGCTTCTTGAATATCATTCCATTGCGTGTCGAAATTCGTTTTGGAAATTTTGTTCAAAGAAACCAACAAGGCTTGCACCAGGGCCTCTTTCGATTCCGCAACGACAGTAGGCTTTCTTATGGGCGTGTGTCGTGACCAATCCTCGTCTTGCCCTCCTCCTCCTCCTCCTCCCTTTTTATGTACCACTTGTGTTCCACCGGTGTCTCTTTTTTTGAATCCTGTTTGGCGCGCTTCATAGTGGTGCGCCATGGACGCCGCTTTGGCTTTCATCTTCGTCTCCAATTCCATGATTTTTTGCAACACATCCATCGGAATCGCCGTGTTGATGCCGTCATGAATGATTTTTTCGAAATCACGCTGGTAATAATGACATGATGATATTATTGACATCTAGCTATCTTGTCTATACCGATGTATTTAACCTCGTTAAAAAAACCCTACAGGGGGGTCGATGGATGATTTTATGATTATGATTATTTTATAATATTGACAAATTGTATATGAGTTGGAAATTGACTTTGACTGCCTTTGTGCTTTTTATCTTGTTGACACCACGTATCTTGGTATCACTCCCCCCCGGCTCCAAAAACATATACCTTGTCGCCGCTATCCATGCCATCGTCTTTGCCTCCGCCTTGTACCTACTCTCCCACATGGAAGAAGGGTTCAAAGAAGGAACAAACAATCCAAAAAAAACCACAAGACCCATGCCAACCGGCCGAGGACATACAACTAGACGAGGAGATAGCGCTGGTCAAGGCGCAGGAAGAGGAATTACAACAAAACCAAAAATGTAGAAAAATTCACTAAATCGTTTGCTTCCAAGAGATAAAGCAAATGATTTTTACACACACACTCTGTAATAAGGTGCCGTCAACGCCGTCGGTGAATTACGCAACAATCGACAAACACGTCCCGGACGCATAAACAAGGCCAAGGCCAAGGGGTCAAACCGCGAAATTTCGGGGAATTCGGCTAAAGTTCGCATATGGAACTGCACCATCATCACATTCAACTCCTCTGGCGACAAAATGTCAACCTGTCTCGGCTGCAACTCGTGCTTGAGCACATTGAATTGTAGACGTTTCATGGGAATCACCGTGATGAAGCGACGACGTTTGGTCCACAATTCACTCAAAAACAGTTTCAACTTGGTGTTGGGGTCGTCGTTGGAAATCACGACGATACCGTCCTCCTCGGACCCACCCAACTTGTACGTCTCCTCGGCGTTTTCATACAAGTCCTCCATGATGTTTTCCAAATCCTGGATGCCCACCGTCTTTTCCAACAAGAACTTGCAATACATTTTGCGCGTCGGCGTCTCGTCATTGTCCATCAACATCATGTCCAACGTACCATTTCGATACATCGTGTCCACCTCGTTTTTACTGTAACCCACATACTTTTCCACCTGGAAACCACGCCCCGCCAACAACTCCAACAACGTCTCCCGCGACTTGTAAATCGACAAAATGATATTGATATGTGAAGTGGACATGATTTTTTGAGTTATGTATTGTTATTGGTAAAGAGTTTTTATTCAATTTTATAGACACACATACACACCGTTTGTAAGAACCGATTCAGACCTCGGACAAATACCACGTAAACAACATGTAACAACCAATGGCTAAAACCGTAAAAGCAATCCAAATCGGGAAAATCGTATTGTCACGATAACCCACACCGAAATCACGAAACGTTCCATTGTCATTGTAAAACATCGACGGACGTATCTCATGAATCAAATAAGCCAACAACAAAAACAAAACAATCGACAAAGTCAACCGATACGCATAAAATGTTGAAGTTCGAATACCAAATAATTTGGGAGACGACATCCAAATAAAATAATTACCTTCTTATGATGCCACCAGACAAAATTATTCCTACAATATATCCCTGTAAAACCCTCTTTGGAAAAACCCTACAGGGTGGTTTGTTTCCTACGGTGGTGAAAATTCAAATTGTTTCCTACAATCCTCCTGTAAGAAAACGATTTGTAAACTGCTTTAAACTGCATTAGATAAGGCGAATACTTGTGAGCCGCATTGTACAAACGAAATTTCCTATTCATACACCCCCTGTAAGGCCGTCTCGGAAAAACCCTACAGGGTGGATTGTTTGTTTTTATACCCCTTCTGTAAGGCCGTCTCGAAAAAACCCTACAGGGTGGATTGTTTCTTTTTATACCCCCTCTGTAAGGCCGTCTCGGAAAAACCTTACAGGGTGGATTGTTTGTTTTTATACCCCTTCTGTAAGGCCGTCTCGGAGAAACCCTACAGGGTGGATTGTTTGTTTTTATACCCCCTCTGTAAGGCCGTCTCGGAAAAACCCTACAGGGTGGATGGTTTGTTTTTATACCCCCTCTGTAAGGCCGTCTCGAAAAAACCCTAGAGGGTGGATTGTTTGTTTTTATACCCCTTCTGTAAGGCCGTCTCGGAAAAACCTTACAGGGTGGATTGTTTGTTTTTATACCCCCTCTGTAAGGCCGTCTCGGAAAAACCCTACAGGGTGGATTGTTTCTTTTTTATACCCCTTCTGTAAGGCCGTCTCGGAAAAACCTTACAGGGTGGATTGTTTGTTTTTATACCCCTTCTGTAAGGCCGTCTCGGAAAAACCCTAGAGGGTGGATGGTTTAATGATGCAGTTGAATTATTTTTTCATGTATGGATAATTATCGTTGTAAAAGTAATGAGTTGTGAAGAAAGGGTGTTTTATGTTTGTAGTTATGGTGGCAGTGGTTCCAAGATGCTGGTTCGTTATTTGAAACAATTCGGCAAGGTGGAGCATATTCATTCGAGAGAGCCGCCTTTGAGTCTTGCGTATGTGGGAAGGAAACATACACGTAGTACTGCTGTCCATTTCGAGTGGTTTAACGAGGTTCCTGTTCCGGAGGATAAGTTGTTGGACTACCGGGTGATTTTCATTTACAAAGACCCTGTGTCTGCCATTTACAGTCGTTTTGGAGAATCACATTTGAAACATATTCAATGTCCTGTTTTGCCCTATCCTACAGTGGCCGACGTGGTTCGGGAGAAAGAAGATTTGTTTGGTATCGAATCTTTTTTCGACAACTATACGTGCCCTCTTGTAGAACGTAATTACAAGATTCTTTGTGTCAAATACGAAGAACTGTTTCAACGTTTCGACGAATTCAATGAAGCCTTGGGCATACAAGGCAATTGTCCTACCAAACGCGAAACTATACGTGTACGGGACCCAGTAGAAGAAGAAGAATTGCGACTTGTCTATCAACCCCTTCTCGACAAAATAAAAGATATGCCATTCCTTACCTGGCGCTAAAAATTGATTTTACAAAATTATTACGTCTGTTTGTAAGATATTTTTGTAAAATCATGCAATCATTGGAACATTTGCAAACGCCTCTCGAACATTTGCAATGTGAAACAACGCCTATGGCATGTGAAACAACGCCTGTGACGTGTGAAACAACGCCTGTGACGTGTGAAACAACGCCTGTGGCATGTGAAACAACGCCTGTAGCATGTGTAATAACGCCTGTGGCATGTGAAACAAAGAAAAATGTAGTAAATGTAATGGAGTGGATAACTTTGGAGGATATGGAGCCGTTGAATGTGATGGATGTGATGAAGCGGTTGGGTTGTTCGGATGCTTATCAGTTGTATGCGGATATGGTGACCGAGGTGGAAGACGAAGTGGGAGTGGAGGAGCGGTATCAGGTGACGGATTATAGAAAATCGGTATTGTTACGTTGTTGTTCGATGGAGGAATTGCAAGAAAGAATGTTGCCTGTTTTGCAAAGTCGTTTTGCGTTGATGCAACTATCTTCTGTGAAGACGGCGACAAAACGGTTTCATTTTCTGTGCTTTATCCGTGACTTGTTGTATATTGCTGCCAAATGCGAGGCTCTCCACATGTCCTTACAGGAGGAATGAAATAAAAAGAAAGAAATCTTACCCAATGGTATCCTATGGACGGTATTATGCAAAATCAAGAAAACCAAAGAAATCAGGAAATGGATTTGGAAGCATTGGATTTGGACGCCTTTTCTGTTGTTGATAATGACCAACCAGCCACCACCATCATCATGGACGAAGATTTGTCACAACAAGAATGGTTGGAGCGATTGTTGGACGAGGTGGATGCATCGGCGTCGGAATGGATAATCAGTGTGTCATTGCAGGGTGAATTTGATTTGTCTTTTGTAGAAAAACGTGGTTTTCGTTGTTTGAAAAAAATCGTATTTCAGGCAGCAGGTGGTATCACTGCCTTGCATCATGTACCCAAACAATTGGAAGTATTGCACTGTACGAAACAACGTCTGCAAAACGTGGCCACTTTTTTTTCGAACCCGGCGACGTGCAGTTTGGAAGAACTCTACGTGGACGACAATCCACTGGAATCCATCGAGGCTGTGGGTTATTGGACACACCTTCAAGTTCTTTCCATCAACCGGCACCAAATTCGCGAAATTCGCTACCTGCCCGCCTCCTTAGAAGAACTCTACTGCAAAAGTGGACCTCTCGAAACCTTGTACTTGGTACACCCTGTCAAAAATGGAACGGAACGCGATTTGGCACATCTAGCTGTGCTCCATGTGGATGGCAATACCGTGCCCCTCGTCATTTATCATATGCCAACCACAGTAGTGGATTTTGAAACGGGGGCGACACAATACCACATCATTTCTGCTTCACAAAAAGAGGTGCATGTCAAAGAACGAGAGCGCAAGCAAGAAACCGATTACCAAAAGGCGCTCAACCAGTATTTTCAACTTCGTCACGAATACGAACGCCGTATGTTTCCTCGTAGTCATCCTGATAACGATGGTGTTACGACACGGCAAGCCACTGTGCTTTGTGTGAATTGCAACCAGACAGGGGGAACACTGTTTCGCAGAGAAAACAACCATTACTTGGCAAAATGTGGTCATAAGGCGAAGCCCTGCGCCCTAGACATCAAACTGTTTTGCGGTGTCTACAACAATGTCGATACCCTGCTGTCCACATACCAAGAACAGACACGCGATTTGGAACAAGACATTATTCGAATGCGATTGGAAACGGTCTTCGGCTTTGTCGACGAACAGGAAGCGACGAAACAGGGCAAACAACGCATTCAGACATACAAGGAAACGAAACAAATTACAGAAAAAATACAGAAAAAAAGCCGTAGTTTCAATGAAAACGTATTGAAACAACGACTGCAAGAATGGAACGAAGTCAACCAACAAATACACGAAGCCACCATGGAACTCAAACGCCAGGCCCAAGAACCCAATGCCGTGTTGGCAGAGTGGGTACGTTACCAGGCAGATACGCTGGTGCCTTTACAGAAGAAAAGACAACAATTGTGCTATGAAAACAAGATGTATGTTGACATTGTAGACCATGGAAATCGAACCAACCCAGTGAGCCACCTGTTTCAAACACGGTTTGATATGGACCATGGCGAAGAAATCAATACTGCAGAACCACCTCGTGTCGTTCGATTCGTATTAAATTAATGTCTCCACCGCCGTTTTTAAACATTGCATGGCCAAAGTAGTCACTATTTTACTACGAAATTTTTTTTCCGTTCTTTGCGAACGCGATTGCGAACGACTGGAAGAATCAGGTTGCATACGCGAATGCGAACGCGAATGCGAACGCGAATGCGAACGCGATTGTAAACGCGATTGTAAACGCGAATGCGAAAATGAATGTAAAGGCGAACGCGATTGCGATTGCGAAGGCGAATGCATAGGATTGGAATAAGGATGACTCGATTGTAGTGGTGTACTTGGAGAAATAGGTTGCATACGCGATTGCGAACGCGATTGCGAACGCGATTGCGAACGCGAAGGCGAATGCATAGGATTGGAATGAGGATGACTCGATTGTTGTCTAGTCTGTTGTGGTTGTCTGAAATATCGTTTGATGACTTTCTTGATGGACCATTTCAAAATGCCTCCAACGACAATAAACAAAAAGGGTTCCAGACCAGTAACACCACCGATGAACTTGTTTCCACCGATGAACTTGTTTCCACCGATGAACTTGTTTCCACCGATGAAGTTGTTTCCACTGTTGTTTACGCTCTTACTTTTTTTGAAAAATAGTAGTAGTGTCTCGGCTTCTTTTTTGAATTCTTTGTATTCATCATCATCAAAGTTAAATTTTTCTTTGTATTCGTTTTGGTAGAGAAGAAGTATGTCTTCCAACGAAACCGATTGATTGATATTCAATAATTTCAGAGAAAATATGTCGACCAACAAAACATTCATTTTCTTGTCCAAACTCGAGTAAAAGTCTTCATTGTCATTGATGGTGAATGACAACTCCTCTAACATCCCCGACAGGTTGATTTCGAGTGAATCCACAGCCTGTTTCAAATTTGTTGGAATGTTTTTCTGCTTTTCCATATACATTTCGTTACTATACAATGTGTCATTAAAATATTTTTCTTACTACAAAAAATATTTTACTACAATTTATTTTATTTTATTTATTTATTTTATCCCCTTCTAGAGTAGTAGTAGTCATACCAATAAAAACTCCATGACCAAACCATGGCCTCGCTTTCTATTGATATATGCCATTGTATTAGTCATCATCACCCCTTTTGTAGGGCTTTCCTTGGACATGTACAAAGAAACGTTCACTTCGTCGTTGCGCATTCTCCACCTCGTCCTCTTTAACCATGACAAGGGTGCCTATGACCAAATGCAATCCAGTACGCGTCCTTTTTACCAGAAATTGGCGTCTCAAGTCGATACTTATTATTACTGTTTTTCTCCCACTCTTCAACAGCCTTTTGTTTTCGACAATGCTAGCCGCATCTTGTACATACAAGGCGATGAATCGTATGCGCCGGGTGCTCTCGACAAAACCATCAAAGTGTTTCATTATTTCGAGGATACATTGAACCATTACGATTACGTCGTCCGAAGCAACATCAGCACCCTCGTCGATTTCGAACAATTGATGCCTACTTTGGAATCAACCCCCATCGAATACGGCGGCGGTCTCATCAATCAATTGTCGTGGCTCGATGACCGTTCCGGCGTCAAAGACGAAACATATTTTGGTACGAAGTATGTGTCGGGTACATGCATTATATTTTCCACAAACTGCTTGCGCAATCTCTTGCAAAAGTCCTACATGATGAATTACAACTTGGTAGACGATTTGGCCATCGGCGTCTTTATTGCGCGCCATTTGCCAGAAGTGGGCGACCCCGTTCCCCTCGATGGATTCCTCTTTGTTCCCAATCTAGAACGCGACGAATCAAAAATAGAAAAATGGATGGAAGAACTCACCAAAGCACCTGTTCATACCAAACCCATCTTTTATCGCAATCATAATGGAGACCGCGCTCTCGATGCAGACCAAATACGCATTCTGACGAATTTGTTGTAATTATGAATTTCTTTTTGTTTGATTTTTTGATTTTGTTGGACTTATTCTTCTTGATTCTTGTCTTGTGAGGGGACCGAAATCAACTCCTTCCATGAAACTTTGAATCACATTAGTCAAAAAATATTTCTTTCTACTACATTTCGGACATTCATATTCGTTTTCCAGAGGAATTTGAGTGTTTCCTTGAACATGATTTTCTAATTCATGAGCATGTTCAATTTTATTTTTTTTCATGTAATCAGCTCTTGCATCATTACTATTACTCTTATTATTTATCAATCTTCTTACTATTCCATTGTATTTCATTTTGGCACCATCAAAATTACAAATCAAACTCGTTCCGCCATGTCGAAGAGACTTGTTTCTTCTTCTTTTGCTAGTATTTGTTCTTTTTTTGTTTGTCTGACTTTTCGTGTTTTTTCTGGTTTTTTTGTTTTGTCTGACTTTTCGTGTTTTATTTGTTTTTTCTGGCATAGTCTATAGTTCATATAGAGATAATACTATGTACATTTTATCCATTCATAAAATGTCCTTGTAATACAATATGGAAAACTTGGTTTTTCTTATTGTATTGATTGTAGTCATCCTAGTGACTCTCTATATATATTCTCAATCCTTGTACGAAGGTGTGGTATCTGAATCCTTGTACGAAGGTGTTGTATCGTTGTCGTGTCCTTTGTTGCCAGTTTCGCCTCCTTCGTATTGGCCCTCTTCCACTGACATTTCCTGTTATACACCCACCATTCAGAGAAATGTGATTTTGGCGATGTATTATGCTGTGGTCGATACTTTGGATTCGTTCCCGATGACGTTTGGAATTTCGCAAGATGTTTTCTTTCGTCAGTTGTCTGTTCCGGTTGTCTCTTTTTTGTCAACTCCCATTCCACGTTCCACACTCTCCAATGCTTTCGCCAACAACCAAGTCGATACGTTGAACCATTTTTTGCAAATCTTTTCTTCCCAAACCTCGTTTCCCTTTGACGTCTACAATCCCGACTCTGTTAGTCAAGCCTGGTCGCGCGTGGCAGAAGACAACAACGGCCTGGTTTCACAATTTTATGACAGCGATGCCATTACGTCCTTGTTGTCACCCTTAGTCCAAGCCATCCAACCCACACCCACCACATTGTCTACGTTGCATACCTATATTCAAGCTGTCAAGGACTTGGTTTGCAAACCGTTTGTGGATACCCTCTTTCCCGCGATTACATTTCCCGAAACCATTTTCTCGGATTTTAGCAAAACACTCAACAAAACCATGAACAAATCCGTGCAAAATGTATTTGACCATGTCAATTTCTCGCATTTTATTGAAAAAACTATATCGGCTGCCGATGCACTCGAAAATCCAGAACAAGTTGTCGCCTTGGGCGACCCAGGCACCATCTTTACCTACCCCCTCTCAAAAAAATACGATGTCGACAAATTAAATGCATACTGCAAATCAGGCAAGTTTTATTATATTGCCGATAATTTACAAACCATTGGCGATGTCGCACATTTCATGTGCCTATGAATGAAGCAAGGAACCAGAGGACAGCTTACAAAGAGCTTACAAACGCCTTACAGAGGGATTGTAGCGAGGCCGAAGGCATAAGTCCGAAGGCCGAGCAAACTACGAACCCTAGGGTTACAGCTCGACAAACATCTTCAAAACGCCTTACAGAGGGGGTTGAAGCGAGGCCGAAGGCCGAGCTAACTATGAACCCTAGGGTTACAGCTTGACAAACCGGTTGACAAACGCCTTACAGAGGGGTTGAAGCAAGGCCGAAGGCATAAGTCCGAAGGCATAAGTCCGAAGGCCGAGCTAACTACGAACCCTAGGGTTACCGCTCGACAAACAGCTTACAAACGCCTTACAGAGGCCATATACGTAATTTCTAACCATGATTCAGAAAATGCTCAGCATACAAGGTCATAAATAATGTTGGCTCATCAAACAACCCCTGTAAGGCGTTTGTCAAGCTGTTTGTCGAGCGGTAACCCTAGGGTTCGTAGTTAGCTCGGCCTTCGGCCTCGCTTCAACCCCCTCTGTAGGGCGTTTTGAAGATGTTTGTCAAGCGGTAACCCTAGGGTTCGTAGTTGGCCTTGCGATTTTTCAATTAAAGAATTGATTTTAAAATTCTTGTTTAGTTTGTTTCCAAACAAGAATTATTGAACATGTTGTTTCTATTGAATATGTTGCCAAGAGATGTGGTTGGTTATTTGCTTTCGTTCGACAGCCGGTTTGTCCTTCAACGAGGTGGCAATATACGTTTCGTGAATAAAATAAATGAATCTCATTACAAAGCCATCGATTCCAGGTCACAACGATTCTATCATGCTGTGGACAATATGACCTATGTTATTCTTCCCGTCGCCGTGGGACGATACTTTCATGTCGCCACACCAGGAGTCGTCAAGGAGATTCATATTCGTTGTTGTCATGTCACTGGCGATACAGAATATGATATGGTCACTGTCGACACGAAAGGCCACACCGAAGCAGAACCCCTCCTGGAAATGTACATGTAAACAGAAATGTACAACAAACGAAAATCTAATCTAAAAAAAACTTTGAACAACCCTACAGGGGGTTGTTTTTTATCGTTTTTGTGCTTTTTTACCGTTTTTATGCTTTTTATCGTTTTTGTGCTTTTTTACCGTTTTTATGCTTTTTTACCGTTTTTATTATTTTTGCCTGTTTTTTTATGAAATTTTTTCCCCCTCCCTGTAGGGAATTTTCGGATTGATTCGACCGCATTTCTGGTAATAAATCGGCAGGTCGGTACAAGTAGCATGTATCATCCTTGTTGTTAAATGGGTCGCAAATACGTCCACTGACAATTGTACATATTTTGTCGTCCAAGTAAATGAAATGTGTTTCTGGACCGGGTGTGACAGTACGTTGGACTGTAAATATGTGCGCTTTTGATTTCGCTTCAGAAAGGCTGCCATTCCCGGTCAAGTAAAGAATTTTGCTTTGTGCCCAACTAGGCTGTAGGATGGAGTCTCTTCTTCTTGACGTATTTTTCTTCGTCGCTTTTTTGTTTTTCCATGTGATGTGTTCTTTACGTCCATGGGTATACAAAAAAATGGAGTCGTTGGCTTGCAAGGGTGCCATTGATATAAGAGAATATATATTTTTTTTCAAGGAACGACGCGTCTATTTCCTCCGGTAATGGACAATTGGTTGACATAGTTGGAATTGGTGAAACCGCCGTTGGACGAATCGTTGTAATTTTGGTTCATGGCACGCAACTTTTTGAAACGAATGTAATCGGATGAATCATACACATACGCCGAATTGCAAGACGCACCTTCCACACCTGTTCCATCACATGTGTTATTCGGGGGCGTGAGGCCATTACGAATATATACACCAGCGCGATAACGTCCAATCGCATTCGGTCCACCACATACATACTGCCAACGAGAGAGGAAATCACCGGCGTTGTTGATGGCGCGAAAGGGACCAATGGCACGGTTGTAGGTGACATTGTTATTGCCTTTGATTTGACCGACGGCGGCACGACCGTTCCACGACTTGGTCACGATTCTGCGGGACAAGACGTCGTCATTGTTTTTGTAGCCATCATGGGTTTGCTGGGGGGAATATCCGTTAAACGGCCCGCCACCTAAATTGGAACCTCCGTACGTCGTATAGTTCATTATTTATTCGGATAACAATATACATTTATCCCAGACAATGTTTGTTCGAAAACCTATCCTACCCAAACATTTCATTCCAACACACATCACACAACAAGGTTCGGAAAAAGAAGAATACGAAGAAGAAGAAGAAGAAGAAGAAGACGAAGAAGAAGAAGACGAAGAAGAAGAAGAAGAAGAAGAAGAAGAAGACGAAGAAGAAGAAGATGTGGAGGAAAATGGTTTGTTGCGATGTATGGTCCCAGGTATGGGTACAGGAAGTTCGGTTCTAGACAAGATGACGATGGAGTTGATGGTATCAAAAAACATTTACAACAAGTATCTGTCTAAAGCGGACCCAGGCAAATTCCGCGAAAAGCAGCATTTTGCGGCGCAGATACGTCTTAAGGCAAGTGCCCTACGCGAAACCGTCGAACAGTGCATCGATGCCCTTTCTTCTGGACCCCTGTCTGACGATTCTTTGCATTTGTCGTCCTCTACAGCCGTCAATGCCGATACATTGGCCTGCTTTGAACAATTTTGTAAATATGTTCTACATGATATCGAACTTAAAACAGCCCCCGCCTCTGACCCACAACTCTTTGCCAAATGCGACGTGTCTGCATTCCGTCTAGACAATTTTGATTGGCACCAACATGGTGTTCGTGTTCACAAGGCAGAACGGTGAAATGACCGATTTAAGAAAATATATTGTAAATACAAATGAAAAAGACACGGCGCTAGCTCCATACAGACCGGCATCACACAAAAGAAAAAAATCAACCACAAAATAGACCTCTCCAACATAGACCACTGTGGACCCTGTGGACTAACCTCACCACTCAATAACCCCCTGTAACTATCATAAGTATCACCAATTATGCCCATTTTTTAAAATACTTTATGAGTTGTGTATTCATACACAACTCTCTTTTCACCATCCTCCCATTTACCATATTCGGTTATAAGTTTGCCATCTTTCTTATACATATGTAAACCTGTTCCGTGTCTTTTATCATCTTTCCATAGACCTTGATAAGTATCACCATTACCCCACGTATATAAACCTGTTCCATGTTTTTTACCATCTAACAATTCACCATCATAAGTATTACCATTACTCTCCCTTAATATACCTGTTCCATTTCTTTTATCATCTTCCCATTCACCATCATAAGTAGTACCATTTTTCCACTTATATATACCTTTTCCATGTAATTTATCATCTTTCCATTCACCATCATAAGTATCACCATCACTCCAGATAAATATACCTCGTCCTTCTCGATAACCTTCGGAAAAATGACCATCATAATTACCAATAGGATATTCAGCTGTTCCTTCAACATCTACATCAGCCGGATAATCAAAATTATCCGATTTATTTTTAAAATTATAATGAACACGTTCCCATTCACTGTTACTTTTTTTTTGACTCCCACCATGTTTTCTAAAAATTTTTCTCTTTTTTACAGAGGTCTTACCTAATTTCTTATTTTCATAAATTTTTATTGTATATTTATTAATCATTATATTAGCTTCATATAAAAATAGTTAGTGGAAAAAAAGCAAGTATTCAAAAAATTACTTGCTTTTAATAATGAAACAAAATTACTAACATATATTAACAGTACGGAATTTACAGAATATATTAACCAGAATATAGAAAAGTTATAAATTTAAAAAAAGGGAAATATAGGTTGCAAAGCTGCAGCACATGCCTTTGCCACCTCTCGATGTTCTTTCTGTGTCCCATTGCCCGACCGCAGTTCAATATAATGAATCCACGAACGCAAAGTCCCCGACATATAGAGGCGCGATGGTGTCATACCCTCTGGCAACACACAACGCGCCTGCTCCTTGGCTATCCCATGGTCCAAGGCCCACTGATAAGCCTCCTGTGCCGCCTTCTGCACCAAACCCTGTAGGGATGTCCACGTCGTTTCCAATGACCCATCATCATCGACCAATTCAATACTGTTTTGCCGGTTTGTCGCATCCTGCAAACGCGCTTCGCGCGTCTCAAAAGGCATACCCGCTTCCAAATCCACCACAGCATACCGCTGCGAAAATTCCTGAAACGAAAAGGACCGGTGCCGCAGCATTTGTCGTGCAATGTCGCGTGTCGTTTCGATTTCCATGCAGACGGACACCATTTCAAAGGGCGACCAATGATGGTTGCGTGCCAAATAACGCACCAATTTTTCGCTGGTTTCGTGGTTCATTTGATTTGCCGGGTTCGAGACGCGCGCGCAATAAGCCACCCATTCCATCATCGACATTCCCTGTAAGGATGCCTCGGCCGGTTGCGAATAATTCACCAAGGTGACTTTCATTATTATTGTATCATTCTTGTAATATATTCTTTATTTGATTTTTTTGGAATTTCGAAAAAAAAAATCAAAAAACTTGATTATGATTGATGGTTATGCGACTGTACGTATGTTTCATACGGTCTTTCAACATTTTCACTTCCGACGGAGTAGCCATTCCGATGTCATCCTCTAATTTCCAGAAAGAATGTGTATGACCTTCTTCGGGTTGCAATATTTCTTTTATAAATTCGACGACTTCGTTTTCTTCTACTCCCTCCAAACTAATGTATTGTTCTTGCGTTCTGTTTACTATTATATTGCTAGGACTTTGTACAATATATTTTGCAACTTCTCTTGCCATATCTTTTCCTATCTTTTTTTCTAATGACAACAAGGATGTATACGCAGAACGATTCTTTGCAAACAAAATAGATAAAAAATGATTTATTTTTTGTTGTTGTTCGATTTGTTTGTCGCTTTTTCTTCTTCTTGAACTTCTTTTCATTCCACCTCTTTTACTTTTACTTTTTTTTGTCTTGTACATATATTTATTTATTATATTTTATTTATCTTTAGAAATTTTTTTATAATATAATAAAAAAAGAAAACTTTGGTTAGATTACAAGGGTTAAATTACAAGGGTTATTTATTATTTCAAAACATATCTCGGATAAACAACAGGGAGGTCATCCCATTGCATCGGGTGATTCGAATGCAAAAGACGCTGTATAAACAAATTGTCCGATTGTCGACTTCCTGTCGAAACATAGGGCATGGTTGACAAGTCCAGACGCACTCCATGTCGTCTTTCATACAGTCGAATAGGTCCCACAGCGTATCCTCCTTCCAGTTTCTCTACAATCTGGTTATCAATGCGTATAAATGGATACAAAGTCATAGCTTGATTGATTTCTTTGAAATTCATTCCAATAAATCAATTTTTATAAAAATCATTTTTTATAAAATTCTTTTTTTATAAAAATCTTTTTTTATAAAAATCTTTCTTCATTATAATGAGTGATTCTAGTAAGAAAAAAAATCGTTCCACTAAACAGTTTTTTTCAAAAGGTGTCACTGCCGTTTTACCCAAACTTAGTCCAAGTCCAAGTCCCAGTCCCAAAACAAGAAGAAGAGGACGTAAAAGCAAATCACCTACGACGGCTCAGCCACAGAATCAATGTGGAAAAGACGTGGTCGCATCTTTTCCAGATGGCACGATTCCAGATAATCAATACAAAGGTTGTACACAAATGAAAACAGTTCTGATTCCACCTACCGTCACCCATATTGGACGGGGTTCATTCTATCAATGCGAAAATCTCACATCGGTAGTGATTCCGAACTCTGTTATTAGTATTGGAGAGGATGCCTTCTTTGGGTGCAGTAGACTCACATCCATCGTGATTCCGAACTCCGTCACCAGCATTCAAAATTCAGCCTTTGCTTTGTGCAGTGGACTCACATCGATAGTGATTCCTGACTCAGTGACCAGTATTGGAATTGCAGCCTTCTACGAATGCAGTAGACTGACATCTATAGTCATTCCTGTCTCTGTTACTGCTATTGGAGAGGGTGCTTTCTATGAATGCACTGGTCTTACATCGATAGTGATTCCTAGTTCCGTTACCCGTATCGGATGGTCTACCTTCCATGGATGCCGTAGATTGACATCCATAGTGATTCCAAACTCCGTCACCAGTATTGGAAGTGAAGCCTTTGCTAGATGCACGGGACTGACATCCTTAGTGATTCCGAACTCCGTCACCAGCATTCAAAATTCAGCCTTTGCTTTGTGCAGTGGACTCACATCGATAGTGATTCCCGATTCAGTCACAAGTATTGGACGTTTAGTCTTCAGTGGATGCACTGGACTCACATCGATAGTGATTCCTGATTCAGTTACTAATATTGAAGAGAGAGTCTTCAATGGATGTACTGGACTCATATCTGTCTCCATTCCTGATTCTGTCAGGCGTATTGAAGAGGAAGCCTTTGCTAGATGCACTGGACTCACATCGGTCTTCATTCCTGATTCTGTCACAAATATTGGAGACCAAGCTTTTTATAACTGTACTGGACTGACATCGGTCGTGATTCCGAACTCCGTCACCCGTATTGGAGAATGGGTCTTTGCTGGATGCACTGGACTCACATCGATAGTGATTCCTGATTCAGTCACCCGGATTGATGAGAGAGCTTTTGAAGGATGCAACTCCTTGGAACAAGTCATTGTTCCTGAACGATTTAAAAATGAACGTTACTTTCCCGGT